GAACTACCATCTTTGCTATTGTCTTTGCTATCTCGAGCTCCATGGCAGTGCGTTTTTCAGAAAAGCGGGTCGTTGGACCCGCTTCCCTGACTCAAAAGTGATTGTTGGACGTGACGAAGTGTGCAATCGCGCCCATCAACTCGCCGCGCGTCTTGAATGTCTCACGACGGACGTGCGAGAACTGCTCAAATAGGCTTTCTTCGCCGTTCATGTACGAGATGTTGAAGAAAGTGTCCAAGTCCTCGCATTCGGGCTTGCGTCCGTAGATGTCGAGGTGGTACTCGAGTCCGTCGAGTGACGCGTCCAACGCCCACTTTCCCTGCTTCACGAACAGGGTGAGTCCGTCGTGAATGACACCCTCTTCGGGGTCCATGTAGTGCTGCTCTGACATTTGATTGCTCCTATGTGAGTGAGTGAATCGACGCGAGAATGATTACACGCGACGAAGCCCTGTGCGCTGGCAACTTGTAGGCAGTTTGTATTGTGAGTGGCGACCATGGCGGGCTCCATGGAATTACCATGGCAACCTAGCCCAACAGAAAAGGGCACCAACGGTGCCCCTTCTGAGTGGTCAGACGAACCAGTGAGTGACCAGGATGGCCCCAAACAGCATCCCACCAACAAACAGCGCAAACTCTTTCATGGTGTCCCTCGTTAGAAAGGATTGAGAAGGCCGAGCCGTTGTTCCAGCTCGTCCACTTGTCGCTTGAGCCGCCCGTTCTCCAGCGTCAGTCGCAACGCTTGGTTCATGTAGCGGTGCATACGCTCCTCGCAATGCTTGAGCGCGGCGGTGTTGAGACTGTTGGCTTTGATGCCCTCGTCCACCACCGTGCCCAACTGCAACAGGAACAGTTCCTGCTCTGTGGGCTCCATCTCCTTCAGCGGGTGCTTCTTCAGCAGCTCGGCGAAAGTCATTTCCATGTGTTGTTCTCCCGTAGGTTGTGACTCATCAATCGACGGGGATATAGTCTACCCGTGACTTACGGATTGCAACGCAATCCACCCAGCTGCCTACTGACTACCTAGCGAATCTTGCGGCCCAGGGTGGTCAGGTCAGCCTCCTCCGTGATGTATTGCACGGCGCCCTTGTTGAACTGCGGTGCTAATCGCTTGGATTTGGCAATAATGGCGTCCTGCACCGCTTGGGACTCTTTTGCCAACTGTACCGGGTCCATGACTGACCGCCGTGCCGGCACAAACGGCTCGTTGGTTATCAGCGACGGAATGTTGCGGGTGGAGTCCTCGCGCTGAAAACGCGGTGGCGGCACATAAGTGCCCGTGCTCACCACCCGGACCTTACGGGCCACCACCGCGTGCTTTTTCTTCTTGCGGCGGCTCTTGGGAACTGCCGTGTAGACGAGCATGGTTACTCCTCGTCCTCCCACTCCTTGTCGTCGAACGGGAAATCCGCTTCCCGAAGAGCATCCACCGCAGCTTCCGCAGGTATCACATCGCTGTCGTACCACCCGCGATAGTCCACATCGGGCAAGTCATCGCAGGTCAGGCCACAGATAGCCACGACCCTCTTGTTGACTTCGCGCATCCAGGCATCAAAAGACAGGCTCGACATACGCCTACTCCCATGTAACTCCACAGTCATCTGACTGCCCTGACAGCATAAGCGTGGCTATACCCTCCAGCAAGGGCATAGCATTGGTAATTGCTAGGCAGTTAGTAGGCTACGCCGATAGTAGGCGGGTCCATGGCTGGCTCCATGGAATTACCATGGCGGGGTCCATGGCTGGCTCCATGGAATTACCATGGTCAGTCAATCCATGGAATTACCATGGCACCACTTTCCATCCCACCCCATGGCAATGGCTTTTCCACCTAGTATTCAGTCCGCCTTATGCCAATTGGACAGCAATAGGCCGTGTTGTTATTGGTAGATGTATATAACAAGCCAACTTTCCAAAATCCGTCAGACTTTCAAAATTGCCATGGCCCAGTCAACAGCCAAAAAACTCCCCACTGGACTGACCAACAGGGAGAAACGGCTTCCTAAGGGAAAACGGCAGAATTAAGGGAATCAGGCGCTTAAGCCCAATTCAGACTCGGCTGCGGTGATGCACAGAGTGAGTCACCAACTCTGAGGGATTCATCACCGCAGCCGTCAGTCTACGACAGGCCCCATTTATCTCCACTTAGGGAGGGGGCGGACCGCCGTCTCTTAACCAGCAAAGACCAGAAGGGATGGGGTTTCTGGTAGCGGCCAGGGGTCTAGGAGCAATCTATTACCCGGCCTCCTTTGCTTGTCTCGATGTTGATAATTTAAACACCCCAGAACTGGATGTCTATCGGTAGTTGATTGGCAGATTTCAGAAAAACGACCATGGAAGCCATGAAAAATTTTAAAACTACACTACTTTCCATGGTGCACATTACCTGGCCTAACTTTTATGGACTGGTGGGTTGGGAATAGCATGGTAAAAGACAAGTGGTGATGGATTTGAGGAGAAGTGGGTGGAATCGGCCAGTCCGGCGACTTTCTTTACCAAGTCTTAATTGCTTACCAACGCTTCTACTCTCTTTACCAGCCCTCTAACTACTCCTACCCCACCTACTCTGTTCTATCTACCTATCTCTTACTGTCTATGGGTGGTCTTAACCTTGTACCTATCTCTTACTGGGTGACCTATCTACTCCCTTACCGTGGTCATCTTGCTGGTTTGCTACTGCTGGTGAAGTGCAATTTGTTACCTTGGTGTTCCCTGCTTATTGCTTTGGCGTTAACTTGAATCTGGTGCTTTGGGTTGCTTGGAACTCGCTTTGATTCCTGCATTTTGAAAAGATGGAAATTACCAACTCGGGCTTTGATTGGCTTGAATAACAATCTTGGAAAACCCTGCTGATTGGCTCATTCGATTGGCAGTGAAAGACTGTCCTTATACTTGACTGTCATGGTGCTTGTTTCTTACCTATCTAGATGCTGCGCTTGTAGCCACGGCTTAAGTTGACTTTTGGTAATAGGCTGATACTAGAAGGCTTTTAGGCATTTCTATAAGATGCTTTGGCGATTTTGGTACGGGCTTATTAGAAGCCCGGTGGGGCTAGGTGTGGGGTGGGGCGCGGGTAGGGTAGCGGGGGCTGCTACACCTAGTCACCTGGGGCTTTAGCGTGCGTTTGGGGCGTTGGTGCGTGGGTGGGTTTGGGGTTGGGTACGGGTGCGTTGGAGGGGTGGGTTATGGGCGTTCCATGGCGTTGTTGTGGGCGATATTGGCGGGCGGGTTTAGGAGTCCGCCAACTTGAGCAGCCGGTCGATTCTGTAGGTCAGACGGACCGCTTCGTCATCTCCGCCTGCTGCCGTTTCAGCAATCCCGGACATATAGTCCCTGGCGTCTCTTAGGGCGGCGAGAAGATGCGGCACTAGCATTTGCTTGGCTTGTTTATCGGCGATTGCCTCAAGCGTTTCTTGGTCGAAACTGGAAAGGTCGCCGTGGGCCAGGGCGAGGCCTTCCGCGATGCAGCCGATTGCCTCTTCTTGATTGGCATCCAGATTTTCGGGGTCTAGGCCGTCGAGTAGGTCGTAGACATCCTCGAGGATTGTGGCGATTCGATCCAGGCGTTGTTCTTGGTCCATGTTTGCACTTCCTTTATGGGATGCCCCGACGACTGGCGATACCTACTGTTTCGTAGGCGAGCCAAATGATGAGCGCCGCCCAAAGCAGTTGGACGAAGCCAATGATGTAGTTGAGTTGGCGGTCAGAGAGGTTCATTGGCTGTCTCGGATGTGGCGCAGGCTGAACAGTAATAGTCCTTGAATGGCTCGCCCGTTAAGTCGGCGAGACACTCGACCTCTGGCGTTAACTTGCCGCAGCCGATGCAGACAAGACGGACCTGATGGTCAAGATAGCGTTGGACGGGGACGAGGTTCATTGGCTGTCCTCATTGCGGTCTAGGTTTGCAAGGTCCGCCAGGCCTTTTTGGAAGCCCTGCTGATAGGCTTCTTGAAGTTCTGGATGCAAGGCGGCGGGGTTGTTTGGATTAGGCGTTCGCCCGTCGTAGTAACCCCTGGCGTAGCAGTAGGTCAGCTCCGCGCTAGAGATATCGTCGGCTGGGTTGGTGGGTACAACGCGGTAGTCCGTGATGTACCCACCACTCTTGCTTCTGCCAAAGCCGTGTCGTTCAGCCGTCTCTTGTAATCGCCTGGCCTCGTCTTTCGCCTCTTTGAGCGTGGCGAAAGATTTAAGCGGCTCCCACCGATTAAGTTTCGTGTTAGCGAACCATAGGTGGCGTTCGACAGCGAATGGCGCGCTAGTCCTCATCGCGATTGTTCCAAGGGTTGTCTGACAGGTCGATGGGGGCGTCCATCCACTCGTCGATGGCGGCCTCCAAGTCGGTGCCCTCGTGGACCCAGAGAACATCGGCGCCTGGATAGGCATTTCGACATTGCTCTGCCGCGTGGTCGAGACTGTCCGCCTGGCATGGGAAGCCTTCAATGTCTGGGCCTTCATTGATGAGGCGGAGAATGTCTATGGTGTTGAGACCCTTGCCAAAGAGGTCTGCCGTGTTTTCGTCCGAGGGCTGATAGAGCACCATGTAGTGACGCATCACTTGCCCGCCTTCGATTCGTTCGCCTCAAGAATCTTGGCGATTTCGTCTGCACAGCGAGCGGAGTCGCCGCTGAGAATTCCATTTTCGACGATGGCGATGGCCTTCTTTACGATAGGCAAGTCAGACTCCAGACACCAAATTGTGGTGCGCGAAAGCGGCGTTCGAAAATCAGCCCTACGCGGACGATGTGGCACCTTGAGCGCCATGTCCTTTTTGAGCCGCGCGACGCTTGCTGTCGGATGCAAGTCAAAACCTATCGATCCGCCTTCGTGAAGGCGAAATGTGCAGGTGATTTTGTATTTCGACAGGATTTCGGGACTGATGACGACCGATGAGGCGGGTCGCTCGTGGTACTCGTCCATTGCCTTTGCGGCACGACGGTCCGCCCATTCGTGTATGCGACCGACAAGAATCTTGACGGAGATGTTGGAAATTTTCTTGGACATTGGCTTCCCCTGTGTTGGTGAGTTGTTACTCGGCGGTCGACTTTTCGTTTGCGGCGAGCGCCATCATCGTGAGTATCTGGAACGCGCCCATCCTGGCAAGACACTGCCGAATCTCCCGCGCCAGGCCATTGCATTGCGCCTTCGACAGCGTGGCGTCAGGCTTCTCCAGGTTCATCGCGATGATGGCGAGCATATCGGCGGCCTGAAAAAGACTTTCAGCCATGAAGTGCGCGTTGGAGATGAGGTTACGCTGCCCTTCGAGCGGCAAAGCCTCATCGGGTTGCTTGGCGAGATTTTCCAGGACCGGGGTCCATATCGGGTTAAGAGTCATTGGTGCTTCCTCTGTTAAGGGTGAACTTTGTTGGTTTCATCGTGGTCCAGGACGACCACATCGTGTGCGTCTTGGCGGGCAAGAACGACGACTTGGCGGCTGTCCTTCGTGGGCGTATCCATCAGCGCGCCAGCGAAGCGTCGTACCAACGCATCGAAGTCGGCTGGGGCAAGGCGCTCCAAGTTGTTGTTGAATGCGCCAACAATCTCAAAGGCGCCATTCGCGTCAATCCAACCTACTGAGTAGGATGGAATCGGACGATGGTCTCGCGACATATCCATGCGGCTTGCTCCTCTAGCCCTGCTTGGCGACGCGCCAGAAATACTGTTCCTGGCGATGACGCTTATCCACGACGCACAACGGATCCGGTTCCACGCCGACATACATCGGCAGCTGGTCTTGGCGCCGGAAAAGTCGACGCCACAGATTCTTGATGGACTTGAACATTGCGTGACCCTCCGTCACTGGTGACTGATTAATCAATGGTGAAACCTTCAGACTCGCGGAGAAAGTCGACGAACTCCTCGACATTCTCTGCGGAGAACGGGTACTGCGAGGCGATGTCTGGAACGGTGCCAACACCGTCGCAGCCGTTGCACCAGCCAACCTGTCCTGCGCGTGGGTGTCCAGGCGGGTCCGATGGGATGATTTTGGTGGTTTGCCCCATCTGCATTCCAATGCCGTCTGAACGCACGCCACTCCCGCCGCAGATTTCACAGAGGCGACGGGGCAGAGCCGCTTGCCAAGCCTCGTATCTGATTTGGTACTCAACGGTTCGGCCGCTGTCGAGTTCCGCCTTAAGCAGATTCGCCAACTTGACTGAATCTTCCGCGTTCAGCCCTTCGCCGTCGTTGTAGTGCCAACCCTGTGTCACCATGTCGGGCGCGACCGTCTTGACATACTCTGCCAAGGGGCGCCACCACCAGACATTGTTGCGGAAGTAATTGCCGGAATTGCCGTGTACATCCATTCCCATGATGATTCTCCTCAGGAACTTGCGTAGCCAAAGAACAGATACGAGCCTTCACCTAACTTGATGCAGCCCGCTGGACCCCACTTGTCGGAAACGCGGTCGTCGTCGTCGTCCAGCAGTTGCTCGGCAAACTCTTTCGGGTCTTGGCCGGGCGGAACTGGAATCAGAACATAGGAGTTCTTCTCGGCGATGCTACCTGTGTAGCCCCTGCGGCCGTAGTAGTCCTCCGCGTCTCTAATCGCCTTGTTGAAGGCGTCCTTCGGGTTGTCGCCTTTGACGACGACAAAAAAGTTTTCGGCACCCATGATGTTGCTCCTATGAAATGTGGGCCTTGTAAAGTTCCAGAGCCTTGCTGCGCTCAAGTCCGTTCAAGACTTGAACGGCATCGGGCAGCAGGGTTGGATTCTTGATGTAGTGGTCGCGCTCAGACACGGTCAGTTTCCGCGTCTGCATTAACTGACCCGACCTACTGATGAACAGAACGCGCTCGGTCATCGCCTTCGTCATGTCGCCTTCGAGCAGCCAGTGCCGCAGCGCATTGTCGATGAGGATGTCGGCAGACTGCTTGAGTTCCGCCTTGCCCGATTTCGTGGTCGGGTCGGGCCAGTCACAGATGACTGGCGGGAGCGTTGCGCCATATGCGTCAAGCGCCACCTCTAACGAGTGCGGCTCGTACCCGTTGGGTCCGCCCGTGCCCTCGTTCCAGACCTGCCCCATGCGTTTGCCGTTGATGTAGACCGACGCCTGAAAGCACTCGGTCTCTTGGCTGGCCCACTTGGACCACCGAACATTTTTCAATTCAATCCGCACTTGTGACTCCTTAGTTAGCAGGGTCGGCCCCTGCGAGTCATTAAGTTATCAACGCGCACATATGGATAAAAGTCATTCCGATGAACTACCTAGTGACTGCCTATCTTTTGATTCGACACGCTCGGCAGGGCCGGTTGGATTGCCGTTGATATCAATAGGAGTTCGCAGCCAGTAGGAGCGGCACTCAGGATTGTTAGGCTCGAGCGGCTTTGTTAGGCCCTGCCGCAGCGACTTCAGAACGCCATGGTCTGGACACTCGAAGTGCCAACTCCATGTGTACGGGTCTTTGGCGTGCTCCGCTGCGCGCTTTTCTTGGACGCGCTTGTAGATTCGCCAAAATCGCTGATTGGCTTGCTCGGGCGTTAAAGACGGCGGTGGCTGATAGATTTCAACTGGCTCGATTAAATCGACCGCCATGGCAACTGTTGTAGTTGCCAAGACCAGAAGAACTGGGATGGCGCGCCTCATTTCATATCCTCTTCCTTTCGACGGTTTTGCCGCAGAAGTAGCACGGCCCTGGATATCGGTTTCTCATGGCTCGTATTCTCTTGTGCCGTTGGCCGCCTCAATCAGCGCGATTGCCAATTCCAGCGTCTGCTCTCGCGTGAGAGAGGCGTAGTCGCCAATAGAGTTGGCGACGCGCGGTGGCGAAAGTTGGACGCACACACCGTTCGCGACGCCACCCCAATATCGGGTCAGCCCTACCTTGCCGTTTAGCACATTGACGCCTTTTAATTCGTTGGCCATAACGATTACTCCGCAGGTTCGACCTTGTAGCCCCTGTTCATCCAGGGTTCCATTTTGATGTTGAGCAGCCAATCGGCCACCGTTGGGATTCGTCCGCCGCAGTCTTCGCGGATGTGCTGCTCGCCAATGTAGCGAACTGGCACAGTACGACCGTCCGAATTGACAATCGTCCGCCCAAAGACGCGCTCCGCCTCAAAGATGCCTGATGAATGATGGCGGAGCGCGCGGTGCCTGGCGTCTGCAACCAACTCCTTAGTCGCATCGAACCAATCGTGGATAGCGGCATAATCTTCCGGCTTGCCGCCCCAAATCTTGACCGATGTAAGACTGTGGTGATGCGGGTGCATAACGCCTACTCCTTGTAGGGTCGCCACTCGAACGAGTGGTCATCTGTTTCCATGTGATTGATGCCCACTTCGCCAACAAAGACCAACTTGCCGTCGTCGTCGAATTCCAGGCTGATGCTTCCTTGACCGCCCTCGTTGTTAAACCAGTCCAGATTGGTCGATTCCAACAAGGCGTAGGCGACCGTCGAGACGACTTCGGAAAGCGCGTTCGTCTCGACCTTGCGCGTCCGATAGACATACTTCTTGGACTCGGAGTCATACTCCTGGTACGACTCGGTGTAGGCCGGGCCTGGAATCTGTCCTGCGTTGACAATCCGCTTGTCGTCGCCGTCGTAGAAAACGACCGCGTCTATCGCACCGCTGTCACCACAGCCAGAGAACTCGATGACCACTTTTCTGATTCCGTGCGAAAGAACGACTTTGGCAAAATCGTCGCGCTCTTCCACATTGGTGAACGGAAAAAACTCGTTATCTTCCGGATCTTTTGCCATGACTCTCTCCTAGAAAAATGCGTTGAAAAGGATAATCGCCGTGACCACGATGATTATTTCGGCAGCCGCCATCGCGCGGCTTTGCTCACGCCGTTTGGGCATCCGCTAACCCCCATGAACTTGGAAAGAAGGGACGGGGGCCGTTAAGCCCCCGCCCCGTTGCCGTGCTGCTGACTCAGGCAGCGGCCGTCGCAGCGGGTGCTGCGGCCGGCGCCGTCTCGATGTACCGCAGAACGATGCTCTCCTCGTTCAGAACGAGCGGAGTGCCCTTGCCCGCCTCCTTGCTTGCGATGCGGAAAGCAGGGAACAAGGCGAACATCTCCGACGCCTGCCGACGCGCAGTACCCGGCTTGTAGGAGCACTGCGTGAGGTAGTAGTCGACCAGGCCCTTGAGCGAAAGCGTGCCGCCCGACGAGCGCAGGGCCTTGATAGCCTGCACCGTGTAGACGCTCGGACGCTTGCCCGAAGCCATCGAAGTGACAAGATTCACCGCTTTCTCGCGAGTTTTCTTGTCCAGACGGTCGATTGCGGTGAGGGCTTCACCCTCCAGTCGCTCGCCGCCAGTCGTGAGAACAATCCCGCCAATCGACGCGCCCGACGAGGCGATGATATCGCTCGCCTTGTGCGTCACAAGGGACAGGCGAGGGGCGCGGGGCGCCTTCTCCTTCTTGCCCTTGATTTCGGCAGAGACACCCTCGGCAGTCGTCTCGGCGGGCTGCTCGGCATACGCTTCGCGCTTCGCATCGGACGCTTCCAGGTCAGCGATAACGCTGGCGATTTCGCCTGCGTCCGCATCAGACACGGTGAGTTCCGTCCCGTCGGCCAGGACGACTTCATCCGCCACATCAGCCAACTTCTTCTTGGCCATTTCAATCACCTCAGGCGACTAGTGTTGTTAGCCGGACAGGGTAGTCGCCGTTGAACCCTGCTCGACGATGCTAGTATCAGCGTGGATTTAGTCACCAGCAACTGATTCCAGCGAACTACCAATCAACTACCAAAAGCGTCAAGGAATGACAGCGGAGATGTCCACCCCGCCGTCCCGAAGAACTTCCACGACCCTGCTAGGCAGCACGCCTATACCGTCGTAGTCCGTGAGCACCAGGCGGCCTTTATCGTCGCGCTCGAACCAGAGGCCACCGCCGCACTCCCAGTCAACATTGCCGATGTATTCAAAGTATCCATAGAGGGCGTTGCTATCCACCCGGACTTCGTAGATTCGGCTCGGGAAAACCAAGTCATATTTGCGTTCCGACATTTGCATGACTCCAAAAGGCTAATTGACAGAGTTAGTGTCACGCTGGATTCAGTCACCAGCAAGTGTCTCCTAGCAACTGCCAACAACTCGCCAATCCAAGCCCTGGAGACGCTTCCGTGGCCCGTGTGCGATAGATATAAGATGAACGCGCCTGCGCGCGTAGTGCTGGACACAATGGATGTCAACGCTTGCCAACGAGCTGCCTATCAACTGCCTATTTGCGTTGTGTGGATGCGCGGCACGCAGTCTTGGCGCTTCCAATTGGCTTGCCGAAGTGGACACTAGGTGGCTGGCTCGGCAAGCGGATTCCACGGATGCAGCGCGCAGAAACTTCCATGGTCCCGTAGCCACACCATGGAAGCTCGAGCCACTTAGGTGCGCCAATGGAGCGTGAAACGCCTAGAAGTCGGCCCCGCCTCATTCCTTGGGAAGTCTCTTTCCTGCCTCATACCTATTAGGAAGCAATAGGCCGCGCCCTTTTGGGCTGGCGCTTAGGTGCGTGAGGCGAAAAGTTGTCAGCGAGGAGTTTTCGGGAAAACGAAGGCGCCAGATCCTAGGGTAGGCTTTCCTAGTTTCAATTTTCGGAATTCGGCTGGCCGTTTTATTATTTAGCCTGCGAGGCTTGTCAGGCTTCAATTTCGGAAAATCTAAAGGCGCCAATTCCCTTTCAAATCGGATCTATTGGCAAGCGCCGGGTAGAAAATGGCGGTTTCGATTTAGACGCTATTAGGGCGGGCCTTTCCCGGTCTAGCCCTAGCCCTTACCCTAGCCCTGAGGCCCGCCCTAATGGGCTTATAGCGCGAGGTTTTCGCAGCCTTTCGGTTAACTTTCTAGTAGTCGCCCAAACTGTCGGAGTTCGGGCCTTTTGAGGCTGCTAATATAAGGCAGTTCTTATATTTGTAAGCCGAATTCAGGAAAAGGCCAGGTAGGAAATTCGAGAAGTGGCTGCCGCGTCCTTGCAGCAGCCTACTACCCGTGCGCCCCCGCTGGCCGGATTTATGTGGACTGGTCCTGGTTGGACGGCTCGCTGCGGTAGCGACGGAGGATGTGGGCGCGGTCCGCGTCCGACACCTCTTCTGGCGTCAGGTACCTAAAGAAAGCCGACAGGTCGTAGCCGTCCTTCTCCATCCCGGCTTTGACTTGGCCCAGCCTGTAGTTCATGTGCCGAACAATCGAGTCGGTGTGCGGGACGACATGAAGGCGACCAGAGATTGCACCGAAGGTCAGAAGAATCCGATGAACGATTGTTCCAATCGGCATCAGAACAATGCTGGCAACGCCGAGAATCATGCCGAAGATTCCAAGACCGGCATTTTTAATGCCTCTGCCAAATTCGCGGATGATATCGAGCGGCAGCGGGGCAAGCACTGCCTTAAGCCAGAGTTCCAAATTCTTCCGCGTTCGCACCGGGCCAACCTTCAAGTCAATGGCTTGAGGATGAAAGTTCATGATTGGGTTGGCACTCATGCGCCGCTTAAACTCAGCCCAGGCCGCATCGTCCTGCTCGGTCCAGTCTTCCGGCTTATCATCTTCGGTCACAATCGTCTCCTTCCTTACGGGTTACTTACTTCACGGACGAAATGTCGTAGAAGTTCCTTTTGAGGCCACGATGAAGGCATTTCAGCGTGACCATCACATCGTATTCCGCAGCGTGTGCAAGGCTGCGGTCGTAATCAATCGTCAGCGACCAGCAGAGTTCTGCCAGCCTGGGGTACTTGCCGAAAGCCGTAGCCCATCTAGCGTTTTCCATCGTGCAGAACACGGGCGGCGTCGGGGGCATGATGCCGACACGCATCAACTCGGCAGCGATAAACGGGCCGTCGAAGGCCATGTTGTGCGCAACCAGGATTTCCCCGCGCTTCATCCAGTCGACAATGGCCGGCGCAACACGATTCCAGGTTGGCTTGCCGACAAGTTCGCTGATGCCGATTTTATGAACAGCCTCAGCGTCAGGGTCGATGGCCCGCTCCGGGTTGATGCGCTGGACATACTTGTCCAGGACTTCAATCTCCGGCTTTGTAGGGTCGATATCGGCAAGCACCATCGCGATTTCGATGATGCGATGGCCTTTAGCCTGGTCCAGACCGGTGGTTTCTGTATCTACGCCAATGACTTTCATGTGCTTACCTGTAGCGACTCGTAGTGAGCGCCTGATGAAGAAGGTGGGCCACGCTATTCACCATCGACTCGCGCCTATTGAGCGAGTTCTGACTCAGCATGGTAAGAATGGCGTGCACCAGCTCGTGGAAGAAGACCTGCTCGGTGCGCGAACGCTCCGGGCAATCCAGGATGTCGATTTGCAACTTGTCCGGATCCCACGAGCCAATCGTGCCGATTTTGTGCGGCCACTTGCGCGCAGGAATTACCCGGACTTCAATCGTGTGTCCAAGCAGTTGCAGGCTCTTGGGGATTTGGAATCGGTTATTCATGTCTGCCAGAAAAGCCAATTGGTTGCCAGTATTCACAGTCCTTCTTCCCCTTGCCTTGTCGTTCCAGCAATTCAGCCTGAACGCAATGGCTAATTAGGCCGCTATCGAATACACAGCCGTCTGGTTTCATGCCTGGCTCGAGGTCGACATGACAGCCATAATCAGTGGGGCCAAGACCGTCATCAGGAAGCTCGACTGTGCGGACTTCGTACGCCTCTTTCAGCGTGGCGTCGGGCTTTTGCCGCGCTACCCACTCACACGCCGCAGCCTCCGAATCGAACGGGCCGAAGATGCGGGTCAACGAGGCAAAGTAACGCTTGATGACCACATACTTTTCTGGCGGGCGGTCAGTCACGGCAGATACCTCTGAAAGATGGGCAGAGCGCGGCGGTAGGCCTTCCTCTCCTTGTCACTCTGGCCTTCAAGCATTGCGATGGCCCCATAATGAACCAGCTTCATGCCTTTCATATGTCTTTCCCACCACTCAGTATCGTCGTCGATGCCTAATAGGCGAATTTTTTTGTCACGCCTATCAACTTGCCTGTACAGCAGTTCTTGAACGAAGGCTGCCGTTGCCATCTTGGCGGTCTTGTAGGGGCGACCACTAATATATGCCGCAGGCACAATCTTAACATTCGACATTTGCCCTCCGATTCGCGTTGCTTACTTGTGACTTATGTTAGCAATCAAACAACAGTCCGGGAATCACTACCAATCACCCGCCGAAAAATTGCCGCCACTTCTCTTTGGCGTAAGAGATTGCGAGCATGGTGCAGCCATATACCAAGCCAAGTACCCACATCACCGCCAGGAACTCTATGACAAACGCCAGCGCCTTATACTGTGCGCTCATGAATGTCTGCCGCTACGGCGCCCTGGCCATTAGGTTGGCAACCTCGCCTTCTCTGAAGGCGCGACTCGAGAACCTGGAAAAGATTTGCGCGACCAGCTTGGCATCTTGCTTGAGCAGCCACTCGTATTGGGCCACCTTTTCGCGCAGCGCCTCAATCTTCTCGTCACGGTCGCTAACCATCCGCTCTAGCGTGATGATTTGGCTTGCAGGAGAAGCGCCACGGGTATCGTAGTTGTAGAAGCCTTTACTCACTGCGGCTGGCTCTCTTGATGTAAACCCGGTTGCTCGCCGATTCAAAGCCATACGCGCAAACAAGCGCCACGATTGCGAACCCAACGGCTACCAGGGAGATTGGAACAAAGATGACCCGACGAATGACCGTCACTCCGTACAAGACTTTATCTGCCAACTTCATATGCTGACCTGCACCTTAATTACCAGCGTAGATGGAAATGTAGAACTCTCCTTCTTCCAAATCGAAGGGGCCACACTCGTCTTCAATGTGGTTAGTGACAAAGGCAGTACTCAGCTTGCCGCAATCACCAGAGGCGCCATGACGATAGAAAACCTCGAGGTCGCCATGACCCTCTAATTGCAACTTTTGCAGGCACTCCACAAATTTATTTAGTTTCATTGGGCTTCGTCCTGTCTTGTGCTATCCGCTACCTTGTTAAATGTCTGGCGCTCAACCGATATGTTTTGTCGCCGCGCAATCAGACCCTTCTCCAACCAGACCTTGATGGCGTAATTGACGGTGTGCGACTGGCGCTCTTTACCGTTCTTGTCGATAAAGTAGATATCACTACCGTCGAAGAGCAGGTATCCGTCTCCGGGATAGACGACAATGGAGTAACTGTCGTTGTGCGTCAGGAATCCGAGACCGATGCCTAATGTGTTGAGAACGGGGTCACCGTTAGGCACCGCAACAATGTCGTACTCACCGATGTAATCCTTGTTTTTCATACGCCGTCCTATCGAGTCTTGTATTCGCCGTCTTGGCTCGCCTTTATCACCTCATTAATGGTGGATAGCGGCAGACCAACTTCTTTGGCAATTGCGCCTTTGGGCCAGTGGAACACGAAATACAACTCCAGTGTTTTCAGAACCATATCTGTGTCCGGCTCGTTCACGGCTCTCCCACTTCCAGGTGGGCGTTTCGCACCATCTGAATTTGGTAGGCGGCAAAATCCATCTGCTTTTCCGCATAAGCGAAGGCTTCTTCGCGGGAATCGAACAGCCCGTACACTTCCACGGGGTCGTAGTGGAAGTAACTTAGGACTACCCACTTGTCTGTCTCTTCCCCGTTCACGGCTCGTCATACTCACGGACGACGCACGACACCTTCCAATCCTCGAAAGTAAGCCGCCTCGATATCCACCCGTTGCCGAGTTCGTGATAGAGGCCCTGCTTTTTTGCTTCCTTGTCGAACGCAGCCAACAGCGCGTCATAAAGGTCATCGTCAATCGTATTGATATCCAAGTGCATCTTCACCTCACACCTCCCGCCGTAAATTGGCTTACCAATCGCATAGTTCCTTAAACTTCATAACATCGCCTTGAAGTTCGTCCGGGTTGTCGTCGCTAAGCCAGTGGGCGAGACACACCATCAACGCCTTTCGCAGTTGTCCATTCTTGTACGCCAAGTCGATGGCAGCACTCTGCGCTTGAAGTGCGACGGCATTCAGCCGCTCGTTCTCTGCCTTCAGCCGCTCGATTTCTTCTTCCTTGCATACCTGGCTGTACATGACCGGGTCGATGCACCTCGCCACATCAGCCCAAAAGGATGTCATATCGCGGTGATACTCCTTCATCCCCCATGCGTACTCGAAAGCCTTGTCCTTGCCCAGTGATGCGATGAGGCACTTGGCGTGCTCCTTGCAGTCGTTGCTCATCGGAACATCCTCCCCACCCAGGCCAGAAACGCCTCCAGTGCATCCATCGCCCACTCGGCGGCTTTGCGTAAGGCGTTCATCGTTTGCCGAAGAAATACAGCCAATCCATATGGGTCAACTGAAGGCTCATCGATGGCCTGTCCTTCAGCACATCAATCCAGCCTGCGTATTCGTCTGCCGCTTGCTGATGGCTCTGAATCTTGGCGTGACACTCAGCCAGCTTCCTCTGCAACTCTGGACGAATCATTACTTGAGGCCCACCAGGCTGCTGGCTCGTGTAGTTGCTGATGGTTGCGGCAATGCTCTCGTTGATTTCCAGTCCAGACTCCCGAATCTCGGCAAGGACTTTCGCTTTTTCGTCAGCCCACCACGCTACGCGGCTGCGTCGGAATTCGCGCTGGAGCCTCGCCCCTTCCGCAACCTGTGCTGCCGTGTATGGAAACTGCCATTCGTTTCGCTTACCGCTGCCAATGTGCATCATGATTTCGTTCCTGTTGGTTTATTGAACATTGATAAAGGCTGCCGCGATTACTCACGGCATTGCTCCCCACAGCCACACAACGACACCGGCGAACATCAAGCCGAAGCCGACAAATATGGCCAAGAAAATCATTATCCAAAGAAAAGCCACAGACCGGCGAGAGCCACCCCAAGGGGCCACTAGTGACGCCAGCAGCCCGACCGTAAACAGAACTAGGCCTATTGCGGTCACGGCTTCGTCTCTCTAATTTCGTCCAGAATCTTTTGCTGCTCGGCGCGCTCAACATCCCACGCCGCGTCCGAAGCCCACGCAGCAGCCTTCGCGGCAGACTTTGCCGCAGTCCACGCAGCAGCCTTCGCCGCACCCCACGCTGAAGCCCACGCCGCGTCCGTCTCATCGGACGCCGCATCCATCGCAGCCCACGCATCCTCCGCAGCCCACGCCGCAGCCCTCGCCGCAGCCAGTTCCTCGTCCGTCGCCTCGCCTCGTGCGTGACGCTCGGCAACATCCAGCGCGGCAATGCTTCGCGGGTCGGCCATCAGGTGCTGCACCCGTCGCGCACAGCGGACAGCAAACAGGCGCAACTGCGCGTCGGTCAGGCCGTCGAGGTTTAGGTCGCTCACGGCTTCGCCTCCTGTTGTCGCCGCACCTCTTCGAAGGCGTCATCGATGTGGCTCTCAGCGTCCTCGAGCGCAGTTAAAAGGTGCTGAGTCATGCTCTCGATTGGAACATCCTGACGAATCTGAATAACCAGTTCGCGAAGCAAATGGGTTGGCGACGAGGTCTGCAAATTTTCGGCAGTGCACTGGATAATCCAGTTGTCGTAGAAGAAATCGTCCGGGTTGAAGAAAAACGGCCCTGACTGCGTGGCCGCCCTGAAGGCACGAAGAACACCGTCGTATGTGCTTTCGTCCAAATCGTCCGCTGTAATCGTCAACTGCACCTTGTTCATAAGCCCTCCTGGGTTGTGCAATCATAATACTCTAGTCGTGACTTAGTTCACGCGGCAGTTAATAGGTAGTTTGTGTTGCCAATGCGGAAGCGTCCGCAGGGTCTTGGCCACAGGTAAGGCTTGGTCGGGTCTTCCGTCCAGCCATGCACTCCGAAAAAGTCAGCATCTTTCCTAAGAAGGTTGCTGCGATGCGAGGCATGAAATGCCGGCACTCCAAGCCACCACGGGCGTTCGGCCTTTACGCCAGCGAGGGTATCAAGATGGGCGAGCGCCAGCGGTTCCTGATTGTCCACATAGCCCCGAGACTTCCACTCGCGGCACATGACGAGCCAATACAGCACCAGGGTTTTCTCGTATCCAATCCACATGACGGTCGCCGGGTGACTTGACCACCCGCCACCCTTCATTGCCTTGAGGATTTGCATACACTCGGTGCGTTGCTTGCCGAGCCGCCTGTAATCCAGGGCCTTAGCCGACGCTACGAAATCCGGGTGTGGGAGGAATGTTTGCATAGAATATTATGCAGCGCCTCGTTTACGCCTCGGGCGGTGAATCTGCTGCGGGGACAAGCCTTACGGTAAACTCGCTGCCAAACTTGTCGATGACTTCCTGCGGGTAGCCGTTCTGAACAAGCCACTTTTTCATGGTGTCCTCAGAGCCTATCTCGTACAGCGAAAGCAACTTTGGAAAGCCGTAGAGATAACCAAGCGGCGGGTCAACCCAGTACCGTCGTCTACTCAGCATAGCCGTCGTCTTCGCTCGCCAAGATTTCCGCCAGCGAACTCTTGTGCAGGATGATGGGTGTCAGCGGCCCAACATAGGCCCCGTCGATGTTGAACTGGAAGTATTCCCAGGCCTCCTCTTCGGACATTCCCTGGCTCATCAACTTCCTAATCATCTTGCGGCCTTCGTAAATAATCCGCGTTACTTTCTGGCCATCCGTGCCCCAGACTTCGCTGTAGCCAATCACGCAATCATCAAAGCCATCGAATACAACCATATAGTCCTCGGAAAGAGTAATGGGTGACTTAACTTTTGCGGCAAACCTGTTAGTCCAGGTCGCTCAAATCGTCCAGGTCGTCCAGGTCGTCGATGAAGTCCACGCCGTCAACATCCGGGACGACCTTCTGCGCGGGCTTGACGGGCGCCGCGTTGGTAATCGGCAGCAAGGCGAGGTTAGTTGGATGAACAGTCACAGTGGCAGTCCCAGGAGTGGTGACCGCCTTGCCCTGGTCAATTCTGGCGCGAATTTCCAGAAGGATGTTCCAGTCGTCAGTAGGCACCTCGTCAGCCTTAAAGACCAGACGCTTCGACACCTCGCTGACCATACTCTTAAGGTCAACGCCGTAGACTGAATGAACCTTGTTCGCCAGCTCGAGGCTGAAGTTGACAGTGCCATTCTCCACCTTCGACAGATGAACAGAATGAACGCCAAGTTTGTCAGCCATCTGGCCGAGCGTTTCGTCCAGGTCGATGCGCAGTTTGGCGAGAGTCTTGCCGACCGGCGACCGGCCCTTCAGTTTCTTTCTTACTTCCATTTCTCATCTCCTGAGTGTTCAGCCAATGACTCATAGCCGTTGGTCTTCAAATGCTTACGGAAACCCTTGAGCGCGGCGATAGTTTCCTTGCTGCCGCCCGTGTCGACGCCACGATGGGATACGATTTTGCCGATAGTAGCAAGGCTTGCCGTGACGCGCTTGTTGCCTTGACGAACCAGAACAGACATAGCCCGGTCATCCTTCAGCCATACCTCGATTTCGGGCGGTGCCTCGTCGGGCATAGAGGCAGAGAGAAGTTCATTCACATCGGAAGACAGAAGACCTGCCAGCGCCATGAACAGCGCCTGCCTTGCTACATAAACCTGGTCTGGCCTAAGTTCGCCGGACTCCTCGCCTTCGGCAAGCCAAGTGAGGGCATCAACCGACTTCCGGTTTAGCTCCTCAAATAGTGTGGGAATGGAAGACACGGACACCTCCCGTATCGTGCTACTGCGTTAATATAGCACTCATGCAATACTTTTGACTTGGTATTACATTGGCAATTTCTGCTTAAACGGAATCATGCTAGGACTGTTCGGCATATTTGCTACAATGTTAACCAACGCCTCGCACCTTTCATCCAACTCTGTGCAACTTCTGGACACGGAGTACATGGAGGTAGTTTGCAACTTGGCAGACGCAGCAAGCCCGAGGCAAATCACATTGATATGCTCCATGTAGGACTCTGTTGCCGGCGCCTTGGTCTCGTCCTCGACAATAGGGATTCCAGGCTGAATGATGATTACGGCATCAAAGAACTTCTTGGTCAGGGTCAAGCATTCGTCCACATAAGCCATCACCTCTTTGTCGGTATACGGGTCGACGGACTGACGGGTGATATCTGCCAGCATATAAGCCGCAAGGTCTACCGGGGTTCGGTCCACGACAACAAAGTGCCTGTTGGCCTGGTAAATCTCCGTTAGGTCTTGAAGTATCTGGCGCTGAATCCAAAGCCGCTGACTAACCGGGTAGTCAACGCGCGGATCCATGCCGTGCTTCTTGAAGGTTGCCGATACGCTAGTCTCCACAAAGCGGTAACCAGCAACCTCGGCAAACCTCTTCGCAAGCGTGGTCTTACCAGTTCGATGCGCACCCGTCAGTCCGATAATCATTCCGGCACCCGCAGGCTATTGTGATAAGCCTCGATAGTGAGCGGCACGATAGGCGCAACAAGCGTCTCCAGTGCCTGCGCGTACTGCCTAATCTCCCATTGCGCGTGCTCATGGCTGCGCAGCCGCAGAAAGTGCAGAAGATTGTGGAGGTCCACGGAAGCGAACATCCGGCTGTAAGCGGCGAAGGGCAGCACAGAGCGAGCCAGCTCTCGCGGACAACCCTGCGCGATAAGTTCCTTGTAGACCTTATAGGACGCATCGCACTGCTTCTGGATTAGGGCCTGGCACAAGTCTGCGCTCTCGAGCGGCTCGGCCGTTCGCATCTGCTTGTTGGACTCTGACTGCTTGGTAATCTGCGCCTGGTCCGGGATGTAAAAGCCCTCGTCCAGCTCACAGTATCTGGCGGAGATTTCGTTGTAACTCCAGGTACGATGCCGATGCCACTGGCGAAGAATGAACACCGGGGCCTTGACTTCAAAGGTGAAGGTGACCGCCTCAAACGGACTGGTGTGCTTGTTCCGATAGAGGTAGTTAATCAACTTGCGGTCTTTGCCTTCATCTTCGCCCGTACGCCAGTCGGCGTCATAACTGACTCGAGCCGCACGGACAATCGACAAGTCGCTGCCCATGTGATCGACGAGCCGTACATAGCCGTGGTCCAGAACCTTGACTTCTTTCATGTTAGGCCCCCGTGCTGCCAAAGCCGCCCAGACCACGCACGGTGTCGCCGGCGCTGAAGTCTGCAACCCGGCGAAACTCCGGGTGAAGAACTGGAATGAAAACAGCCTGCGCAATCTTCTCGCCAGGCTGAATGAGAATTTCGTCCTGCTGACCACGATTGCAGGCGCTAACGAACCACTGGTTCTGGTAGTCGGCATCAATAAGCCCAACTGAATTTCCAAGAACAAGACCCTGCTTATGACCAAGGCCCGAGCGCGGCAGAATTATCGCCGCCACGTTTTGATGGTCCATGTGAATGGCAAGACCGGTTGGGATAAGAATTGCCTTCTCCGACTTTTTGAGAATCAGAGGCTCGTCAATACAGGCGACAAGGTCGTAGCCCGCCGACATTGATGTAGCCGGACCATAAATCATGGTAGCCGCCCTCGGATCCAGGACTTTAACTTCGAAAATCATTTGGAAATCTCCTTCTTATGAAAACGATTAAAGACTCGCCGCAAGATGTAACTGCGGACAATAGAGACGACGGTAAAGATGGCGACGATTTGAATGTCCTGGCTCAGCGTGATTTGGATTCCGTAAAGCGGAAACACCAATCGCTGAACAAGGAGTGAAATCAACGAACCAATCAGAATGTTGGCCGTCGCCTCAAGAAAACTGTGTAGGCGTGTTTGCATATTCCCTCAAGAAAGGAGGGGCAGGAATCCCTGCCCCTCGTTGGTCAGCCGTTACTTACTATTCTGGTCGTCCTCAGCGGAACGGAAGTCGATGGGGCAGGCACCCGAGGAGCAATCGACGTGCTCCATGGACACCTCTTCCTGAACATCGACCGTGTTCACCTTGACCTCCATCAGAATCTGCTCGTACTCGTGCTTGGTGACCTCCTCTTCGGGCAGGTACTCATAAGCCGAAGCCGAGACACCCATCTGTGGCATGACCGAACAGCACTTGATGGTGCTCTGTCCGTACAGCAGCGTCTCCTCAAATCGGTCGTAATCAATCTCAGACGCCTTGTACTTGAGCGTGTAGGAGACCTGGTTCCCGGTGTCGACCGGCAGCGGGTTGCCCGCCTCGTCAACGCCACGAATCCAGTACTTCTCCAGAAGTCGCAGATACTGATACTGCTCTTCCGGGGTTGCCTCTGCCGCAGTCACCAACTTGTCGCCCATGCCGAGCGTGCAAATCTTCGGCTGCGTCGGGAAGCCAACGATGGTCGTGCCACTGTAGGTCTTCAACTTCCGCACCGGGTAGCCCATCGTCTGGAACTCAGCGACGGCAGGGGCATCATTGCGAAACTGAACCCAACGGAGATACTCACGCATGGACGGAAGATGCGCGCCCTCAGAAAGTCCGAACAACTTGCTGGTCGTGCCCGCCGGCTTGATAGTCGTATCCGTGTGAGGGCGCGTGACGCTAAGATGCCGCGAGTACTTACCAGCCTCATCGACGACGGCACGCTTGAAGCGGGCCAGCATCATCCAAAACGGCTTGGACTTCTCTTCGTCCACGAGGTCCGCCCAGCCGTAACCAAAGCGCGACCAGGCATATTCGTGCAGACCCGTAATGGAAACGCCAATGCGATTCGTGCGGGCCACTTCGCGCCCATAAAGGGCCTCCATCAGATTCGTCCGAATGAGCATTCGGGTCGTCGTCCGGAAGGCATCCTCAGCATCGTCGTCGCTCTGTGCATGGAACGGGACAACATCGCCGATGACACAGTAGCCACCAAGCATGAACAAGGCGATTTCACCGCAGGGGTTGGTAATCATCTTGTATTGGCTGTTCTGCGCCCGAATGGTCAGCGTCTGGAACAGTTCTTTGGTCGATTCGGCGGGCTTGAAGCGGCTCGACTCGATGACAACGCCTTCGGAGTAGACCTCCATGCCGGCAGAGTTGTGGACCAACTTGTCAGAATTGATAAGCCCAGGCTCGCCGGTGCCGTCGTGATAGGCAGCCGAGCAGATAGCCTCGAAGATATCCAGGGCCATCTCCTCTTTTGCGGACATGGTGTCGCTCTCATCTTCCGCAGAACGCATGGCACTCTTAACGAGCGTCCAGAACTCCTCGTCGACCGTCACGGAGTTGTTCGACGACCACAAGAAGCCACCCTGCTTGATGTGGATGAAATCCATCACGCTCTCGTCGCGCCAAGACTTCGTAGACATTCTCGCCGCACGACGGGCGCCGCCAACGAGAACGCACTCAGCCAGATAGTGGTCAACGAACATCGCAGCGCGCCAAGGCTCCATCGCCGAGCCGCGAATCTGCGAAATCTTCTTGATGGCGTTCATCATCGGGCCAGGGCCAGAAGCCGGGCGGTTCTGCATACCGCCAATCGGCTGCCCACGGTGCCGAACATCCGAGAAGTCGAGGAGGACGACGCTATCGGACAGGCCCTGGAAGGTGGCAACCTCGACCAATTCGACGGCGTGCGCCCAACCCTCGCGGGAGTCAGGCACCTTGAAGTCGATGATATCGGCGTAGGCGTAGAGGTGCTCCGCCTCCTCGAGAGACATTGCCTGAATCTCACCGCTGATGACATCCGGGTGGTCCTGACGAATGACCGGGATGACGGTCGGCATATTCGCCCAATCGACGACCATCATGGTGTCGTCGTAGCAACGGCCTACACCAGAGCCGTTAAGAAGAAGGTAGAAGGTGACAAAGCTGGCGGCGCTAGTGGCACAGTTGGTAAACACCTCAATGTTTCTAGCAGGCTGATTTTCGTCGCCGTGCTGAAGATGCCGACCAGAGAGGAGAATGCTTGCCTGCCGAAGATGATGGTGGGCGCGATTGAACTCCGCCTCCTGCTCATCCCGATTAGGCGTCAGCAGAGAGTTTCCAAGGGCGACGCGGTGAGCCACATCCTCCCAAGTCTCATAACGCTCCTTGGCGCTAGTAGTGACTTCGATTTCCACGGACAAGTCATCGCCATGTTTGACTGTCCACGAGTCCACGATATAGCCCTCGCCTTTCGCCCAGGCGGCGACAAGGTCATCAAGGGCAACATCATCACGGCGTGGAAGGGTCACAGGAACGATGAGTGGGGCTGCGAATTCCTCGCGAACCCGACGATTGACGGTACGATTGGCGACGGCGTCACCAATCCCCGGCGCATAGGAACGCGCCGGAGGAAGCACGACTTCAGGCATGAATCTCTCCGAAACTTAACGGTGGGTGGTTTGTATGACTATAAACTGGTTAGCGGTGACTTACTATTCTTGACAGCAACTGGTCTACCATGTAGCCCAAGTCGCTGGCGTAACTTCTTGATTTGGCGACGGTTTCGCCTTTCGCGAATCGCCACGAATCTTGGTATCCAGCTCGGCTCTGAGGGCGGCTTCGAGGTCGTTTACCGATTCGGATGGACTTTCGTAGCCGCCGCGTCTCTCCAAAGCGGCTGTTGCCAAACTGGCAACGTGATTCTTTACGACCGTTGGGTTTGTGTCCGGCACGGGTGGGCCATCAAAGTAGTCCAGGTCGCTTATCATCGTGACGCTAGAAAGTCCGTCCCGCATTCTGGCGTGCAGCCAATCATCAACGCCACTTGGACACTTATCCAGCTTGTGGATACTGCACTTACTAAGTGCCGTAAACTGCCTTGCCGCTGTCGAAGGACTTGGCGCGCTTGACTGCCACAGTTTCAGTTTAGGACAGAAAAGGCAGACATGAGGCACAGAGCGAAGAACATTAATCCAGTTCCTCTCTACCGCTATATCCATAGCGCGCCGACTTTCAGGGCCTAGAATACTCATTGCTTACTTATCTCCGCGCCTTATCAAAAATGCGGCAGTATTCCCAAAAGTCCTCGTGGTCGAAGCCTGCGTGAAGGACGCCAACAGCATCGGCCATATGCTCGTTGCGCGGCGAAATGCCATTGCGACCCTTAATCCAGGGCAGGCTGGGGTATTTGGCTCTAGCCCAGGTGATGATTTCTTCCTTCGTCGCGTCCTTTCGACCGGTCGCTGCCAGCTTGGTCATCGTCGGCGTAATCTCAATCATGGGGTTACGCACGGCAACATTTGCCAGACACCCCATGGCGATACCCAATGCCCAAGATGCCCTGGCACTTTGGCTGCCGGTCGGAATCTCTGCGAACACCATATCCACACTTTCTGCGTATTTGGTCAGGGCGCGGGAAATCTCTTTGGCCCGCCGCAAGTCGTCGCTAGAGCGGCGAATAGTCTTAACGGCAGCCTTCTCAGTAGAGATAAGTCCACCATCAACAACTCCGACGCGCCGCTCCTCCATATCGTAATGGCCGATGCACCAGCCGGTGTTCGCAAAGGACGGATCAATGGCTAAGATTTTCATTACCAGGCTCCCCAACTTGTGGTGCCGTACTCGCCCTCGCGGGTACGGATATACTCTTCGCGCTCCTTGCGCTCCTTCTCGGCAAGCGCAGCAGCGGCTGCCTCTTTTGCTCTAGTGGCGCCATCGACAATCTCCGATGGGTTATCGCCAAATGTCATCAGGAATTGGTCGATAGGCTCCTTGATGGAGGCTGACCCATCTGCAATACACCAAGACTTGGCCAACTCAGCAAGCGGCACCTCGCAAATGCAGTCCTTCTTATCAAAGCCCAATATCTCGCCCGCCTTGATATCCAACTTGACGATAATGCCGTCGCGCTTGCCAATGTAGGCCCCGGTGACAAGCCCAGCCTCGTCACCTACAAGGGCCATGCGTTGATAGGTGTGCTTTGGGTCGCCTTCAAGAGCGGACGCGATAGCCCCCATCATGTCCTTCACGTCCTCAGCCGAAGTCTCATCGTCAGGGCCACGCCGAATGACTACGACGCCTGGGCCAATCTTCCTGACATACTTGGAAAGAATTGGGCCAGACTTATCGAGCACCTCAAGAACGGCTTTCGCCGCGTCCATAAGCCCCTCCCGCTCCAAACTGGCGGTTGGCATATAGAACCAATCGTGTGGACCTGGTTTGTCCCACAGGATTGATGGCTTAACAGACTTCTTTTTGGACTTCTTCAACTTGGGCATAACACACCTCTCACCACAGACTGACCTTCAGACTTCTCGACCGTCACAACATCGCGTATCCAATCGGACAGCGAATTGTGGGAAATCACCAGAACCGTGCCGCGCTCCCGCGCTTTCTCTTCAAGCACAGCCATAAGGCGCTCGAGTCCGGCCGGGTCGAGGGCATCGTCAATCTCGTCTGCCACAAACAACCGGAACGCCTTTGTCGCTCGGGTCGATACCAAGTCCTGCAACGCCAATGCGCAAGCAAGGCGAACCTTCCGCTTCTCACCGCCCGACAGCAGCCCGAAGGAGTTGCCACCCGTCGCGTTGGAAACCTCGATGACGAAACGCTCTCGGAGTTCTCCCTTGGCGGTCGTGCTGAGTGTCGACCACACGGCAGTCAGGTTGCCGTCCGAGAGGGTGGACAGGTACTCGCCGGTTCGGGTATTCAGATAAGGCGTGACATTGTCCAGGATATGCGCCCGAACACCTGCCGGCCCGAACACTTCGACCGCCTGGGCATGGAGCGCAACCGACTTTTCAAGCTCGGCGACTTCCTTAGTGGCGGCCTCAAGTTCGGCAACGGCGCTCTTCTTACGCTCAATCGCCTTCTGCAACTTATCCCAATCCGGACTCTCAGCCTTCTCCAGCGCGTCCAACTTAGATGCCCACAGGCGATATCGCTCCAACTGGGCCTCCAAGTCCCGGCACAGGTCTCGCGCTGCCTGGACTTTGTATTGGGCGTCCAGAGCGGCTTCCTGAAGCGCCTCGATAGGGGGCTTACTGGCGATGTAGGTGTCGCGCTCCAACTTCGCTTCACCGCTGATTCTGCGCGCTTCTGAGAGGGCCTCTTGCAAGTCCCTGTGGGTCTGCACCCTGCCCCTGAGGCCCGCTGTCTGGGCTTTACGCGCAGAATCTAAGTCGTCCGCTTCGTAGACTTTCCCGCACTCCCCGCAGGGGCTACCCACCTTGCCTTCGATGCGCTCGAGGTCAGCCTTAGCCCGGAGAATCTCGGCGGCGCTGGCCTTGAGGGTCGCCTCGAGCGAGACGACCTTGCGCTCAGCCTTCTGACAGTTCTCCAGATACCCCTGCTCTGCCGGATCCTTCTTGGCAAGGGCGGCCTTAGCGACCTCGTAGGCTGCGGCAGCCACAAGCACTTCGCGCTTGGCGGCGGTAATCTCCGCAGTCAGGCGCGCCTCCGGGTCATCCCCGAAGGTCTCCTTGATAGTCGCCCGAAGGTGCTTCTTGTCCGCCTCTTTCTTCTCCAGCCACTTAAAGTGACTCTCCTCGAAAGAGACAATCCACTCCGAAGCGTCGGCAATGACTCTATCAACTGCCTTGAGATTAGCCTGCTTGATGCCCAGTCGGTCTTTGATGCTGAAGTGCCAGGCTTTGGCGCGCTGATAGAAGCCGTGCAACTCGGAGATGCCAGCGGCCTCCTCCAGCAGCTCCTTCAACTGCTTATCGGTCATCGACGGCAGGTCGGGCATACGCTCCTGACCCGCATAGATAGCCGATGTAAAGACCGACTCCGAACAGCCGACAATGCTCTCGATAAGTTCCTGAGTCTGTCGGTCGGTGCCGAGGGTCAAGTCGACCTTCGTACCGTCTGCGTCTACGGAGCCGAGCGTCAGCCTGTTCTTGCTGTGGCTGTGCTTGCGATTCCGGGTAACGACATACTGCTTGCCGTCGTCGTCCGTCAGGGTAATCTGAACCCTCGTGTCGCCGCCCGCCTTCTGATTGACGATAGCATCGCCAGTCTCGCCACGGGCAGTCTTGCCGAACAGACACCAGGAGATGCCATCCGCAATAGACGACTTGCCGGCGCCGTTCGATGCCGCCGAAGTGTCGTCCTTGTTGACGCCTTGAATCAACACAAGACCCCGGTCGTTCAGCATGAGCTCGGCGGTGCCGATACTCATGAAGTTCTGGATGTTAAGTTTGCGAATTTCCATTAGAGGCTTACTCCAGCAGATTCTGAACCCAGGATTTTGGCGCACAGTGCGGCGAGGTCTTTGCCGCCTTTGAGTTCGGCATACTTGTCGACCATCGTCGCAATGTTGTCGATGCCAGAAGTTTCAGACCGCTTCGTAGTCATGGCAGTACGGGACAGGTTGGCGCAGCGCAGAAGAACACCAACTGCGCCAGAGTCTTTGAGGGCGGCGCGCATAGCGGCCTCCTCCCTGACGGTTGGACTCTCGGGAAGCGATACGCGGCAATAGTTGCCCTTCACCCACCCGACCAGTTCCTCGCGATACTTTTCCTCGAAGGCGGCAGGGGGCAGGTCCACAAACTTGGGTGCCTTGCTCTCGTGCCACTCGACCCGGTCCTCGTAGACCAAGCAGTAGCCCGCCTTCGAGCCGACATCCGACCAGGTCTGGTGGGTCAGCGCGCCGATAGAGTAGACGCCAGAACCCATGTCCTTGTGGTTGTGATAATGCCCGGAGAACACCCGCTTGAAGCCGAGTGAGGCAAGCATTGATGCCGTCAACCCATGATTGGGCAGGCTAAGAATGCCGTCGACCGGGGCGTGGATGATGAGGTCACAATCGGCCCGGTCCTCCGTCTTGGCTGCAAGCAGCACCAGGTCGTCGTACAAGTCCTCGACCCTGGGGTACCAGTTGACCAGGATGACATTGCCGACTCTCTTAGTGTCAACGGCAAAGATGACACCCATCATTGCCGTCGCAGCGGTCAGCCACTTCGTCTCGTTCGATTCCAGGTCGTGATTCCCGGCAATCGCATAGACATTGCCAAGCGTTGCCGTCTGCATCTTCTGATACAGCCGCCTCGTCGGGTTAACGACAGAAGGCACAAGCGAACCCCTGGTGTGGAACATATCCCCGGCGTGAAAGACCGTATCGCCGCCCTCACGGACAAGATGCTCAAAGGCAGCCCCTGTCTCGTCCAGGATGATTTGCAGCCGGCTGTTCACGCCATCTTCGTTGATGGTGCTGAACGCATCCCAAGCGTGGTAATGCGTGTCGGATAGCAGTAGATAGGGGTACTTCATGCCTTTGAATTCCAAGTGTTTTTAACCCGTGACTTAGTATATGTCACAGCGCAGAGCCTTTCATTGGCAGTTCATCGGTATTGAATCGGACAATGTAGAAGCCTGCACCAATGTAGCCCTGTCGGAACAGGTCGTAGACGAAGAGCGGAATCGCGGACTCCGTAATCAGATTCATGGCCTTAGCCGTACGAAGATTTTCCAGCCTGCTATCAAAGTCCGGGTTCTCCTCGATGTTGCCTACAACCAGATAGCCAGAAGAAGGAACAAGCGCCTTCAACTCACGCGGGTTGAGGTTTGCGGCCCGAATCAGCTGCTCCTTCAAGCCGTAGAAGTTCTGCTCCTGAAGGCTTGGTGTTGTCTCCCAATCAAGGAGGACGGCGTCTTCGAGGGGCTGCTCAAACATCGTCATAGCCTTATCTCCTGCTCCGTCTCGACGAACAAGCCGAGCGGAATCATTCTGCTCATGGTCTTGCCGCGAGTGATTAACTTGGTCTGACTCGGGTTGAGGAAGTTCTCAATCCTGGTGACCCAAAAATGCCGACGACGGCGCAACTTGACCACAACATACTTGCAGCCAAGACTGCGCGCCTTCATCAGCGTAGGAATATCGACAGACCAGCCAGCGTTCCCGCTGCGCTTAGCCTCCGAAATGGTAACTTTCCTGGCACGGTCAATTTCGGCGTGGCCCTTCAACGCAACATAAAGGGCCACGCCGTTTTCCTGCCAGACGAAGAAGCCTAGTTTACGCTTCCCCTTCCAATTGACTGTCGTCCGCATTGAGATTCCTCAAGTAGATGACAGTCACCTCAGAAGATTCGTCCACCTCGACCATCCCGTAACTCTGCCTAATCAACTTCCGCATCTTTTCAGCCGCTTCATCCGGGTTCAGATGCAGCATGGCATGGTTGTATTGGGCGTGCTCCTCGCACATTTCGGCGAGCGGCCCCGTCACAACATCCACAACTTCTGCCTTTGCAAAGATGGCATTGGTGCTTGTGTCGACCAACGCCGCTTTTACACCAGGCCCTATCCTGTAGTACCACGCCGTCCCGAGCCTGAAGGTGTTGAAATCATCTTCAAACCCACGGAGGGGTGGCCTAAATGTCAGTAAGGGTTGAAAATCCGGACAAGTCCTAATCAGCAGTTTTACGCCTTCTTGGCTGTTCTCCAGGAGTCTGGCCCTGGTGATACAAGCCGAATATCCCGCCGTGGCATTTCTGAATCCGCAATGGTCGCAGAGAACTTTGCCACGAGCCTCTTCCAGCTTGGTCTCCAGTGTGTACACGAGCCTATCGTTAGGCCCTGGAATCCGCTTAAGTGACCGCATATTCGTTTTCAGTTCACCTTCTTTCATCTGTCACCATGTAGTGAGTTGCCCGACTACATGGTGACAGACGATACCGATGGACTACTAGTGAAGGAGCGCAATCAGTTTGTCGGCGAAATTGTTTTCGTCGATGTAGGCAATCAACTGACTGCGAAAGTACGACTTGCCATCAAAAGTGATGCGCGGCCCCTTCTGCTCCAACTTGCCTGTCTCCACAAGATGGTCGATAAGGCTGCCGGTTACATCAAACTTGCCAAACGACTCCTCGAAAAGAAAATCCCACTCCGTCTTCTGGAAGGGCCGAGTCAGTTTGGTCTTGATGACCTCTGCCGTAATGCGCTGACCGAGACGCTCCTTGTCTGAATCAACCAGCGCCTTAGCCGACAACTTGATGCGGACCGAAGCGTAGAAGCCGGGGGCCTTACCGCCAGGTGTGCGGGTCGGGTCGCCGTAAGCCACGCCAGGGTTCTCGCGGGTCTGGTTCAAAATCAGAATCAAGGTGTTGTACTTCTCGGCGTACTGATTGACCGCAGGCATGACCGACGAGGTCGCCTTCGCAAGCGCAAGCGAGTCTGCCATCGTCAGTTCGGTCAGCTCCTTCTCGCTCTTGGTGCGGGGAATCATCGCGGCAAGAGAATCGAACACCGCAATGATTGGCGCGTTCTCATCAATCAGGCCGTCCTCTCGAATCTTCGCCGCAGTCTTCAGGGCGCGGGTGAAGGACTCTTCGAGCGTCTCCGGCTTGGTATGAGCGAAGGTGCCAGATTCCACATCCAGCCCCAGGTGCGCAGCCAGGTTCACATCGAACGACCGCTCGTGGTCGAAGAACATGGCGAAGCCATTGTGCTGCTGCGCCGAAATCATCGCCTTAGTGGCGATAGCAGTCTTGCCGCACGAGGGTGGCCCGAACATTTCCACAATTCGTCCACAGGGCATACCCTTACCGTAATCTCCCGAAATTGCCTTATTCAGCGGCGGGAAGCCGGTATCAAGGAAGTGCGTCACCTCGAAACTGCTTGCGGCAGTTTCACCGAGGGTACCAATTAGGCTGTCAATCAACTTAGTCATTTGTGCCTCAGAGCAAAAGGTTGAATCCAGTTATCGAAGTCGGACAAGATTGAGTGAAACGCCAACTCTTCGGCAATCACGCGAACCGTATCCGGGTTGTACTCTCCTTTAGTGACCTGGCGCTCTTGAACGCCTGGCAGCGGCCATTGCGTAAGGCTCATCAGTTTTCTGTTGAGCCGATAACGGTCAAGCCGCCCATCTTCGTTGTTGATTAGCCGCGCCCAAGGCGTTGGTATGTCGCCCAACTTGCCTTCGTCTTTAAGCCGCAGCATCTGCTCGACCGTCCCGTAAGCCGCAAGCAGTTTCCTGGCATTCACATCGCCGATACCACCGACGCCTTTAACATTGTCTGAGGTATCGCCAACGAGACACTTGTGCTGGAGAATCTGCTCGGGGTTCCGAAAATCCGTCTGCTCCGAGAAGTTGCTCGCCGTTATGATTCGGTCACGAATCGGGTCGTGCCAAGTAATAAGCGGCGTCACAAGTTGCAGCCAGTCTTTGTCTGCGGTGATAAGGCGAACAGATTTGCCTTTCTGCGCGAATAACCTGGCGTAAGCAGAGGCAAGGTCGTCCGCTTCGCAGATGGGCGACCGCATTTGGTCTACACCCAACGCACGAACCAGCCGCTCGATGTATGGACGCTGGGCTTTGTAGGCCTCGCGCATCGCCAACATCTTGGGGTTTGCCTCTCGGTTAGCCTTGTAGTCGGGGTACAGGTCAATGCGCCACTGCGCCCGACCGTCCCAAAGCATTGCCTTGTAGACGGACGGATGCTGAACAGTCATGGCCCTCAGAGTTCTGGCGATGCCAAAAATCGCCTGAGTCTGGAAGGATCCGACGCTCAGTTTCTGACCAGTGTGACAAGCAAAGCCAACGGCGTTGCCATCAATCAGGAAGATGTTTGCCATAGGTCCAGAAAGAAAATGGGCCGGGACTGGCGGAGGTGTGTGTACCAGTCCCGGCCCGTTGATTAGCCGAACTTACTCGTCGAGTCCGTCAAGACCCGACAAATCGACTTCCGACAAATCAACATCCAAAGCATCGTCGTCCGTACGCGAGACAGCCGCCGAAGCAGTCGCCTTGCCCGTCACTCGCGGCGGGGTAGCGGCTGCACCGCTACTAACCGCACGCGGGAGCATCGGGGTAGAAGCCGACGACAGACTGCCGATAGCAGCGATAGCCTTCGTCTTGGCTTCCTCGTACTCCTGCTGGACATAGTCCGACAGGTTGGCCGCCTTCGTCATGTAGGACTTGTCGATGGGCGACGAACGGGGCGCCAGCATGGCCTTGTACTTGGTCTTGAGGCCAGTACCTTCGCGGTTGAAAAGAATATCGTAGCCTTCGTCCATGCTGAAGATATTGATTCCATCCGACGCGTACTGCGCCGCGAGGCTAATCACATCATCGAACGGGCCAGAAGGCAGCTCGAGGATAGAGACTTCGCTGGCGTAGCCCTTGTCAGTGCGCTGAACGGCGTTGACGAGATAACGCTGCGCCGCTTTTGCGCCCTTGAGGAGATTCTTCGCATTCTCGTCCGTAGTCGAGAGTTCCGCCTTCGTGATGGCGTCACAGACCGGGCAACCATCGCCGAAGGTCTTGGCGGTGCAGATGTAGACCGCCTGCACCTCGCCAGAAAAGTCCTTGACGAAATGCTTGCCGTAATCGTGGGAAGGAAGACCCGCGTTCTCGTCACCCGACCAGTGCGGCAGGATGCGCCAACGGGAGTTGCCGTTAGGAATTTTCACCGTGTTGTCACGGGACTTCTTGGCCGACAGTTCCTTCTGCTTAGACTTCAGCATTTCCAACAGGTTTGACATGACAGACTCCAGATAAATGATAGAACAGACAACTAGAGTATAACTCACCGCTTACTTTTTTTCATTGGTATGTTAGCGGAAATTTTCGGGGCGGGCGGCGGGTCAATCGTGGCGACCATTGTTTTACGGCACTTTATTGACCCGCAGAAGCACCGATACCTTCTGCGAATGGTCTCCTTGCTGGCGCGCTCACCGCTGATATGCAGGGCATAGTCAAAGGTAAGCTCCTCTCCGGCACGAATGGCTTTGGTGGCGATAATGAATACCCTGCCTTTCGACACCTCTGCGTAGCAGTTGCCATCGCAGGAATGATTCAGAAACCTGGCAGCGTTGCCGTTCTTCCCGCCATCTATCGTATGACGGGACGACACCTGGAACATGAAGGTATGGTCTGCGGCGACGGAACTGCCCTTTTCGGACTCCCGTCTATCCGCCTCCCGATTCGTTATCCGCTCGCCTAGATATTCGATAATGCAAGTACCTTCGGCAATTGGCTTTTTGGCAAACAGGCCGTAGCCGTGTATGCGCGAACCCTTAACTCCCACTAACCTCGAAGTCTTGACTCCTTCCAGCCTAGTCATGCCTTCCTCCAGTACGACCATGCGCGGCCCACCATCTTCCTAAATAGACTTGGATTGCCGAAACCGCCTTCAGCATAGAAGGTTTGTCTGGCTATTCGCGTTCTGTTGATGGAACTCATTTCTGCGCCAAGGCTTGGGCAATGCGTAAAAACAGGCTCTCGGCTATGGGGTGATGCGTTGGCAGGTACTCCCTCGCCTCCTGTAGCAGCCCCCGCAGCCGCTCGATCTCGGCGTGTTGGCGGCGGAGTTCGGCGGCGGCTTCCGTCTCCACACAACTAAAACCGCGATACTCGGCATACAAATTATCCGCCAACCTCAAAGCCACGGGCTTCTCGTTCATGTCTTGTCTCCCATCGCCGCGTCGATGGCGGCTGTTCTCATCGGCGTGCAAGAAAGGTCTGCATCGACCGCAACTGGAATGGCCACATACGCTTCGTGCTCATGCCGTATCCACCGGGCGTTTTCCACGCCCCACCTGTACCGCTCGGCCTCCCGCCGCAGGGCCGCAACATGACCAACAGCACCGCCATTGGTACGAGAGCCGGACGCACGAACCAACGAGTTCCAGTCGCTCAACACCGCAGCAAGTTCTTGCCGCAGGGCATCGATATCCTCGCTCGGCGCGGCTGTGGGTGGGGCGAACCAGTACGGCAGGACTTCAATCGGTGGCGCTCCGTTTATCGTGCTGCCGCCGTTAAACCTCAACACGCCATCGTTGTAGCGATACGCATACCCACTCGGCTCCGGGCGCGGCGCGGCTGCGGGTGGGGCGGCGTAGAGCGGCTGTGCGTTTTTGTCTTTGAACTGCGCCACCTGCTTGCTTGTCGTGACTTGATAATTGTCATGCCAGCAGTTTCCGTCAAACGACGGTTCGTCTTTGTATTGCCACGCCACCGGCTCCGGCTCCGGCGCGGCGAGGCGGTCGCGGAGGGCTTCGATAGCGCCAACGACCTTATGCCGGTCTGCGGATATCGGGCGTGAAACCATCAACGCCTCCAACGCCAACTTCATCGCTTCACGGTCGCTCATTTCATGTTCCTCCCGATCTCTGCCGCAGCAAGGAAGATGGCTCGGCGGGTGGCGGCGTCGGGGTCGGTGCCGTAATCTTCGTACACCTCAACCGTTTCTTCGTGGTTGAATACATAAACTTCGCGGCTAGTTATCAACTGCGCTACGGTCAGCCCCAACTTCACCGCCAACCGCAGCGCATCGCCGTCGTCGTCGCGGGGGTTCCAGTACCCCCGGCCATCGTGGATGCACTTCGTCCCGTCCTCGCGGGTTGCGTGGTAATCAATCCCCGCCGCCTTCGCTGCGAGTCCAAGCAGTTCACGGTCGCTCATGTCTTGTCCTCCAATTCAATGCGAATCCGCGCTATCAAATCTTTGTGGGTCTTGGTGTCACCGAACATGACACTTGCCTGCATTTCTTTCAGGCACTCTTTCAACACCCGTTGCAGCCGGTGATTGCGCGCTTTTCGCTCTCGATACTGCCGCAGCCAATCGAACACGGTGTCTGCCTCCGGCTTGGTCAGGTCGCTCACGGCTGCACCTCCCCGCGTGAGCGAATGGCGTCGGCGTAATGCTCTGGTAAATCGTCAACGCTTCCTTCGGTTTCGCACACCTTCGCACACGCCTCACGCTCCTCTGCAATCAATTCGAGGATGCAGTCCATCACACGCCGCGAGACAAAGTCGCGGGTGCGTTCGTAAATGACTTGTTCAAGTTCCTCGCGGTTCATCGCGGCGGCTCCTGTCTCCGCAGCGTGGCGGAGACGAATCTGTGGAAAGCGGCTTCTAGTGATTTGTCTGGCTCGGAAAGGGGAACGGGCATGGAGATTTTCAACTCCCAATTCTGCACCGCTTCATCAGCGTCGGAATGTATGTGCTTGTCAGCCCACTCCGCACCATTCATCGCACGGCAAAGCACTCTCAACAGCGCATCTCCTTGTGCCGCCAGCCGCTCGTTGTCGGTTTTGAGTGCGTCACGCTTGCCAATAAGTTCGGCGTAATCTTCGTTCTTGACATATACATATCCAACAAAAGACTTCTTCCAATTCCGCACTTCCTCCCGCAGCCGCTCGGCATCCCGCCGCAGTGCTTCAACATCGTCCGGCGCGGCTGCGGGTGGGGCGGTGTAGAGGAATTGTCCATCTTCAAGCATTGGCGAACGGGGCAACAGCACAGGCTGCCCCATCCGCTCGTCAAACATCGCCACCGGCTCCGGGCGCGGCGCGGCGAGGGCGGCGCGAAAGTGTTCAATAAGCGGGTCTGCTGTCCAAAGCCCTGCGTGTTTGCTCGCGACCTCAGCCACTCGCAACGCCCGTTCCACCAACTCGCGCGGCAGCGTGATTGTGTCTTTGTCGCTCATGTCTTGTCTCCTCGTGGAAGATTTGCCACCCAACATTCTTCAATGTCCTCCTCGATTCCCGGTATCTGGCAGTACGCTTCCCAATACCCCACGGCAATCTCTCTGGCGCGGTGCTTGTTCACGCCTTCGCGCATCAGGGTTGCAGTCAGTCCATCCACCCACCATGCGGGGGTTTTGCTCTCCGGTTGCGGCGCGGCGAGGGCGGCGCGGAGGGCGGTGATGGCTTCGCTAACTTTCTCCGGCAGCAGGTTTAGCGGCCATTCAGCAGCAGTGCTGCTGTAGTCCGTGAGCTGGTCAGCGTAGGGTTCTACCATTTCCAGCATCTTCAACAACTGCTCCATCACCTCGCGGGACAGCGTGATGTTGCCGGTCATGGCTTAACCTCCCTCAGTTTCTTGGTTCCTTGCAGAATGCAGATTGACCGAGCCTTCTTTGCAAAATTGCTGTGGCGCGTGCACCAGTCCTCGTGTTTCGTACCGCGCTTCCCGATGTTGTGGTACACGCAGCCTTTGCAGTGCTTGGTCATCGCTTCTTCCACCACCACAAAATCAGCGGGACGGGCCATGCCGTCAGTGCTAGCGGCTGTGCAAACCAGGCAATCTGCCTCGGGCATGAGCGATACCATGCAAGCAAGGTTTGCCTTTCGTCGTCTACTGTCGCCCAAACGGCAGCACCAAGCATGGCGTTAGCAATAAACCCAAGCAATAAATAGGCAGTAGTCATCCGAACACCGCTTTAATCCAGAGCATGGCAAGCGGTGGGAGCCACCAGACGGCAACCCACACAGCGCCGACAATGCGAGTCGCCTTGTGCTTGCCCTCAAAGTAAAGAGGAAAGCCAAACATCCCGGCTAATGGCATCAGCATCAACGCAATAACCTGCTCGTCGTTCATGGCTTTATTTCCTTGTCGAGTTCCGCGATGAGGGCATTCACAAAATCTGTCCGCGTCCAACCCAATTGTTTGAGTCGTTTAGCCTCTTTCTCGGCTTCTTCTTGCAAGGCTTTGACTGTTTCGGGCTTCTCACTCACGGCTTCACAACCCTCGCTTGCGGATAGCGGATGAATAGGTTGAAGCCGGGGCACGGAGTTCTACAAGCCTGTCTACTAGCCTGGCACACGATTCACGCTCATGGGCGATACAGGACCGACAGTGCGCCTCTATGTGCTCGGCAATTAAGTCGACTTGCCAAGCTTGGATTTCCGGGCAAAGTCCTGCAATCCAATCGCGGCTCACGGCTGCACCTCCCCTCGCTTGCGGATGGCAGTGGCAAGAGCAAGCGTGACCAACTTCATGCCCCCGCTATCGGTGACATACGGGCTGATTGCATCCTCACACACCTTCGCACACGCCTCACGCTCATGGGCGGCGACGAGGGCGGCGACGAGGGCGGCAAAGCGTTCAAGTTCGTCTTGAGTTACCGTCCAAAACTCGTTGTGCCATGCGTCCACTTTGTCTGTGTCGCAAACGCTTCGCATCATGCGGATGATGTCCTCGCGGTTCACGGCTTCGCCTCCCGAGTCGGACAAACCTCGTCCTTTTCATAATGTCGATTGATTTGTCCTCCGTATGGCTTAAGTTCGCTAAAAATGAAATACATCGAGGCCGGAAGTGGCGGCACAACATACGGGTACTTGCACCACCCGTCGCCTGACGGATGGAGGTTACCCTTCCCCGTTTTCTTCCAGTCTGCATGAACGCATCCGATGCACCCCTTCACGGCTTCACTTTCCCGCGTGCGCGAATGGCGGCGGCTACACCAGCCTTATTCCTACCAGCCTCAGTAGCCAACTTTAAACACGCCTCACGCTCCTGCTTCGCACCCCACTCGGCGGCGAGAGTGGCGAAGGCGAGGAAGCGCCGTCCTCGCGAAGTCTCCTCCGCAATCAAGACCCACTCGGTAACCAGTTCGTTGCTTGGACTCACGGACTCACCTCCCGTACGGTGACTATGTTTACCGGCGGCACGCTGTTCATCGACTTCCTAACGCGCTCGTCGTGCGGATGCGACGCCTTCCTTCCTTTGGGCGTTTCGCAGAGATAGCCTGGATCGCTGCCGCAATTTGGACACTTTGCCAGCCTGATGGCATCAGAAAATATCCAGCCAGTTGGTGGACCGCCGACAATGTGTCGTGGAGTTGGGTCGTCTTTGGTCCAGCCGATATACTCAAACTTGTTCATGGCTTTTGCCCCCGTTTGCCAACCGTACTTCCAGCGGCTGTTATGCGCGCTTCGATGCAAGGCCGCGAATAGCCTTGTTGGCGATTTCCTTAGCGTCAGAGGTCGGCACCAGCGCACTGGAGTAGGCCCACTCACGCTCGGAGTTCTTGTTGAGCTGGATGAGCATATCGCGCTTCATCTCCAGGCTAGTCAGCGCCGTTTCGGCCACCGACAGAATTGAGTTAGCCTCGTTAAGAAAGCCAACCGCCTCGATGTAGACCTTCTGCAAGACCAGTTCCGAGCGAATCTTGTTCTCGGTGACCTTCTCGCCCGCCGCTGCAAACTTGTCACGCAGCGCCTTGTCCAGCTTTGCCTCGACAAGTTCCAGGGTCGTCTTGCAGGCATCACGCTGAGAGCGGGCCTTCGCTGCGACAACGCCGAAGTCCGAATACAGCGCGGCCATCCTGATGAGTTCCGAATCCAGGTCGGTCGGATTGATGGATGTGGCCTGGGCGAAATTGTGCGCCGTCAGAAACTCATCCAACTTGCTTTCATTTACGGACATATGAAACTCCTTAATGGGTGACTTAACTCTACACACTAGTAAATTGGATTACAGCAATTCCGCGAAAGTACCAATCAACTTACCAATTCAGCGACGGTCGCCAAAATCTCGTTCAGCGCCGTCTGCTTGGATGAATCGAAGGCAATCATCGCGGGGTTGAATCCAATGACGATATTGGCATCCAGTTTGGGGTTGTAGTGAACCCTGCCGGTATGCTCCTGCACACCACCCTTTAGCCCCGGCACCAGATAATTCACAGTCGAACTACCAAGCGCCAAGATTACGGGCGGCTTGAGAATCTCAATTTCCTTCATCAAGTAGCCGGCGCAGCCGTTGATTTGCTCATTGGAGAGCAACTTGCCGGACTTGGGCGATTTGACCAGCGAGGTGAAGTAAGCGTCTGCTGCCTTCAGTTCTGCCGAGTTCAGCGCCTCCCTCAAGAACCCGGAGGCTTTGCCTGAGAACATCTTGTTCTCAGCCTCCTCCGAGTAGTTCGGGCAGTCGGTGACCACCATGAACTTGGCTTTAGCACCGAGTCTAGGCATCGGGTGTACGCCACCGCTGAGGCTACAGCCCTTACAGGACTGAACGGGCCTGACAACTTCGGAAATCAGGATGTTCTTGATTGCCTCTCCGGTGACGATTGCCCGGTCTGCCTTGACCATGTCGATAATCAGACCGGGCATGAGGGCCATCTGGTCTTTGCGACGGTCGGGATGCAGGGGCGGCAGACTTCCCGGTTCGATGCCATGAAAAGCACCGACCTTGTCCAGCGCGTCGCGATGACGAACATTGACCTTCGTCCTGTTGACGATGCCTTCAAGATGCTTCCGACTGAGGAACTTACCTGCCTTGTTGCGCGCCTCGAGAATAGACTGGGCCGTGTTTTCGGAGATTCCCTTGACGCGGCTAAATGGCGCAATCAAGACTGCATTGGGCAACTTCTCGGAACGCTCCTTCAGTCCGTCGATAATCTCAAACCGCTGAGTGGAGGTGTTGATGCGGGGCGGCATCACCTCGATTTCTCGCTTCCTGGCGTCACGCACCAGGCCCTCCAGCTTGTCGTCGCCGAGAATCGTCAGGCCCGCCGCGTAGAACTCTGCCGGGTAATTGACCTTGAGCCACATCGTCCAGTACGAGATTACGGAATACTCGACAGCGTGGCTTCGATTGAAGGCGTACGCGGCGAAATTCATAATCTTGTCGAACAAGCCATTAGCGGGCCTCGACTCCATACCCGAGTGACTTTGCGCGCCCGCCACAAACTTGGCGCGCAGGGCCTCCATCTTGTCTTTGTCCTTCTTGCCCATCGCCTTTCGAGCAGCGTCGGCTTCTGCGGCAGAGAATCCGCACAGGTCGCGGGTAATCTGCATGACCTGCTCCTGGTACACCATGACCCCGCCCGTTGTTTCCAGCGCAGGAATCATGTTGGGATGCTCGTAGTAGGGCCTCTTCAGGCCCTGACGAATAGCCACATAGTCGTCCAGCAGACCAGAGTCCTTCGGGCCGGGGCGATACAGCGAGGTAGCGGCGGCCAAGTCCTCGAAAGTCAACTTGCCACCCATGCCCAAGTCCTTGAGCAGCGTCCGCATTCCCGATGATTCAAACTGGAACACGCCGACCGTCTGGCCCTCTGCGAAAGAGTCCAGGGTCTTGGGGTCATCAAGCGGCAGCGTGGTCATATCAATGGTGATGCGATGCCGCTGCTCGATGTATTTGAGCGCCAACCCGATGACATCCAGCGTAGACAGACCGAGAACGTCCATCTTCACCAGCCCCAGGTCTTCCACGAACACCTTGTCCCAATTGACCACGGGTTCGCCGCGATGCGTCTCGACTACGGCACGATTTGAAAGCGGCTCGCCAGCGACGACAACGCCAGCAGCGTGACGGCCAAACGACCGCATGACGCCCTCCAGACGGGTCGCTGTCTTCCAGATAGCCGGATGCTTGACCCGGAAGTTGTCGATTTGCGGCACTTCGTCAGCAGCACGCTCCAACTCGTAGGGCTTGCCGTGCTCCTTCGGCACCAACTTCGTGATTTCCATTTCACGCAGGTCGATGTTGTAGACGCGACCTACATCGCGCAGGGCTGATGCGGATGCCATCGTCGAGAAGTTAGAAATGCCGGCCACCATGTCCCGACCGTACTTGTCGACTAGGTACTGAATAACCTCTTCGCGGCGGGAGGACTGAAAGTCGAGGTCCGCGTCGGGCAAGTCGAGGCGTTCCGGGTTGATGAAACGCTCGAAAAGTAGGTTGAAGCGGATGGGGTCGACATCCGTGATTCGCGTCAGGTAGGCGACAAGACTGCCGCCAACAGAGCCTCGACCGGGGCCTACAAGAATCCCGTTCCACTTGGCCCAGTTCACCACATCTGCGACGACCAGGAAGTACCGCTCAAAGCCCATCTTGCGGATGACGCCAAGTTCGTACTTGAGGCGCTCCTGATACTTGGGCAACTCCTCTGGGCCTGGCTTGTGTCCGAGAATCTCCTGGCTGAAACGCTCCTTCCAGCCCTTCTTACACAGGCGCACAAGCATATCGAACTCGGTCTCGCCAGTAGCAATGCTAGGCAGCGTGACCGGCAATTTTGACCAGGAGAACTCGATGCGCGGCTCGATTTCGTACTCGACCGTAGGCTTGATGCCGAGCCGCCCGTAAGTGCCTTCCTTGTGGGAGCGGAGTTGACTGGCATCAACAGGGTGATGGCACCGGGTATGCGGGATATGCCGGAACCGGTCGGTAATCTTGTGATTGGAGATGATTGCGGACGCCACATCGCGCGCTTCCGCTTCCTCCCCGGTCAGGTAGAGGATGGGCCAGGTGACGGCGTGGGATTTCGTGTGCTTGATGACCTCGAAATTGTACCTATCCCAAAACGGAGTATTGAGCGGCACGACCTCGCCGCAGGCCAGTTCTCCCGCTGCCGCCTCAATGGCGGTCCAAATCTTAGCCGCACTAGGATGCGTGAACACGCCGTTGAAGTCGCCAGAGGTGACGATAAGCCCGCCGCGTTCCAATTCCTCGAGCAAGTCATCCAGCCCGATGCGCGGCTTGTAGTAGAAGTAGTCCTCACTCAGCCCCTTGGACAGCAGCCTCAGAACCGAGAGCCAACCGTCGTGATTCCGGATGTAGACATTCGGATAGTATTCGTAGTTGTCCTTCTTGGGTTCACCAAGGCCGGGCTTCCGATAGAGCGGGTCATCCACAACCCGCAGTCGCACGCCGACGATGGGCTTGATGCCGCCCTCCTTGCACCGCTTGCAGAAGTCAATCATGCCGGACACATTCATCGTGTCCATAAGTCCGATGGCATGAACGCCCTGCTCCTTTGCGGCGTCAACCAACTCGTCAATCTTGACCACACTCTCGCCGAGCGAGAAGTGCGTCCGGGCATTCAGCCAAATCATCGGGCAACTCGGATGAGCATTTTGCCGTCCACAGCAAGGATTCCTGTCGCGACCATGTAAGATGCGATGATGGACAGATGGGACGCTGCCGTTTTGGAGTCCCACCCAAGATTGTCGGTATACGCCTTGTGCAGTTTGGCGCGGTCGAGGGCGCCGTCAGCCAGGAGCAGGTCGCAGGCAATCTTGAAGAAACTAAGCCTGTCGAAGCCCTCCATCGGGTTCCTACCCGCCTTCAGACTTTCGACCGCATTGATGTTGAGCCGCTTGAGCGACTCGTCCAGCTGGCGAGCCTTCTTGCTCATTTCCCCTGCGGCATACCGCTTGGGTTCCGAACCACCACGCTTGGGTACTTCTGCCTTGATTTCCACGACTGTCTCCACTACTGCGATATGCACAACGGGAGCGGGTGTAGCAGGCGCTACGCTAGGGCGCATTGCAGCCCGTTTCAGCGGGCCTCGCGCACCCCCCGCTACCCTACCCGCGAGTAACTTTTCCAACGCTGTGCGACGCTCAGAAACAACCGCCGCACAGGCTTCCTCGTGATTACACCCGGAGCAGAACTCCGAGCCTGGCTCGTAACAGACCACAAACCCGAAGCAGCCTGGTCTTTCTAGATGTTCCATGCACCTACCACCCCCTGTACTTTGGCCCTAAGCCTCTTGATTGCCGCCTGATTCTCCGGAATCAACTTGGGCAGGAGTTCGCCAAACAGAAAGCGAATGTCCATTTCAAGATTGACGGCATTGCGTCGAATTCCACGCCGATTCATTTCGGCAAATTTCCAACGAAGCGCGTTGAGTTCCGCCTCAATTTCCGGAGGCGGGCTAATCATCCACTCAATCATCTGTTCGCCGAGCGGACCCAGTTCTCTCAAGGAGTTTTCAAGGGAGTCCGTCGCCATCAACTCATCGAGTGGCGACGGGTCGTACCCAGGAAACACCTCGTGGGCATCCCCGTCCTCTTCCAACATCGAGTCCAGACTGACCGTCCTACCAACCAGCTGGCGGTCCATCTTTTTCTTGTAGTTGGCAAGGGACGAATTAACGGCGGCGCCAAGATAAGTGATGAATCGGAACCCGAGTTCCGGCTTGAATGTCCTCAGCGCGCGAACATAGGCTGTAGCCGCCTCCTGGAAAATGTCGTCAAATTCCATTGGGCGTCCAGCCATCCTGGATCTCCGGTGAGATTTCCAGGACAGCTGTGCCACAAACCGCTCGTAGTCCTCCCATTTTGGAGGCTGCGCTGGCGCTGTCATCAGGTGAAAATCCTCTGCACCAACTGACGCGCAACCTCCTGCTCGACGGGCGGCAGGCGATTGATGTAAGCAAGCGACAGGCCCACCTTGAAGTCACCCTTGACGATGCCGAGTCGGGCGGCATTGATGAGCGACCGGGGAGTAATCGGCGTGCTGATGGAACTCTTGTCGACCTCCTGACGAATCAGGCTGGCAAACTTGATGAAGTGGTCCGCATCCTTGCTGCCGAGACCGCAGCGGCTGATGAGGATGCGCTTCTCGATGCTTGCGTCCATGAACTCCACACGCTGCACGACGGCGAAGCGTTCGTAGTTCGCCGCGTTCTGCAACTGCGTACCTTGATAGATGCCCGTCGAGTCGCCGGTGCCGTTAGTGTTGCCGTTCGCAAGGAACCGGAAGTTCGGGTGCGGATGAACGACACGCCATTCGGGGTCGGCGTCCTTGATAATGAGCGGCTTACCCTCGAGAACCGACTGATAGACCGACAGGACGTGCGGCACACAGAAGTCGTACTCGTCGGCGACATAGACAAGTCCATATCGCATCGCGATGGGCAGCCAGGCCGGCTGATAGACCGTCTGCCCGTCACGGAAGACGTGCTGGCCCAGAATGTGCGCTTCCTCTGTGTTGACGGTGTGGTTGACCCGAATCATCGGGCGGCGCGTATGCGCACACGCCTGCTCGTAGATAGTGGTCTTGCCCGTACCCATGTGGCCCCACAGATAGCAAGGCATATTCATTTCCAGGCACATCAACACCGTCTTGAGCAGGTCGATGTTGAACACATAGGACTTGTCGACGGCCGGCACCATCGCAGTGCCGTACTCGCCTTCGATATCGTCCAGGACAGCAATGGGAATGGGCTTGCCGGATGCCGACATAGCGGCGGGCACCGTACCCAGGTCAAAGACCTCATGCAGAAATGTACCGGGCTTGGTCGGGACACCACGAGGGGCAGCCACATCAGTCACGCCCGACTTAGTTTCCTGAGCACGCCGCTCGGCAATTTTTGCCCTTGCGGCCTCGCTCAGAATTGGCGAGTCTGGGAACTGGGCCTTGTAAGCATCCAGACTCACGTCCGGATGCGCCTCCGCCAAGTGCTTCTGAATGGCGTGAACCTGCTCGCCGCAGATTTGACAAGTAATCTTACTGGACACAAACACCTCCAAAGTGCGATAACGCGACAATTGCAATATACAAGACAACCCCATTGGTAACAACACTTACCAATGACTTACCGATTGATTACCAAGTGCTCGACTACGCGGCTTTTGTCGAGTCAAGCAGCATGACTTCCAGCTGCCGCATAACGGTAGTCGGAAGCTCATCCAACTTGTTGATGACAACATGATTGCGGTAATACCGCTTGACGGCAGCGGACATGATGCCAATGCCGAATACTTCGATACCGCCGGACTGAATTCGCTTGACCGTCTCGGCAAGATGCCAGTCTTGTGCGGAACGGTCGCCCTCAGCGCACGGCAGGCCGTCAGACAGGACAATCATCAGTTTGCGGGCCTCTCGACGCGCCCACAGCCGTTTGGCGGCATATTCGACCGACTCGCCGTCAATATTGTTTGCCAGGTCAATTTCGTCATAACAAGCCATTGCGCGGCGTCGCTCTGAATTAAAGCGGCTGTTGAAAGACTTGAAGATAGGCATATAAACAGCCTCAGACCGCGAATACTTATGGCGGTCTGCGCCTACTTCTGCAAGATACACGCCAACCTTGCTCGGCCAATTAGTGGTGAAGCCGATAATTTCGTGCGTGATATTGAGCCTATCAAGCGATGAGGACAGGGCGAATGCCGCCTTCATAGCCAAATCAATCTTTGACCCACCCATCGAGCCAGAAAGGTCAACAACAAGGCTGACCGCAACATCCTTAGTCCGGCTTACATACTTGCGCCTGAACAAGCGTTCGTCGCCAGTCGCAATGCGATGCAAGGCGCTTGGGTTGATTCGGCCCGAGCGATAGCCTGGAATCATGCGGCTGTGAGAGCGGGCCGCAACAAATCGCTCCAAATGACGCTGCAAAGGCCCGATATGACTGCTAACGGCGGCCTCCATTGCAGCCATTTGCCTCAGTTGGGTCGGCACACCTGCGCGCGGACGAAACTCGGAGATATCATCCAAGTCCCTAGTAAGCGGCGTGTATCTTGACGCCGCGTGGGCCTTCTCAATCTCCTCAGCGATTTTCTTATCCATCATCGCGTCGAGGTCTTTTGCCTCCTCGATAGCCTTGATGACATCCGCAATTGACTCTGCGATTTCGCCGTCGAGGCCCTCCTCAGAGTCCTCGTCCTCGCTCTCATCTTCGGAGTCCTCATCAGAGTCCTCATCAGAGTCCTCATCAGAGTCCTCATCAGAGTCCTCATCAGAGTCATCCTCGTCGGAGCCACCCTCAGAGTCCTCCTCATCAGAGTCCTCATCAGAGTCATCCTCGTCGGAGCCACCCTCAGAGTCCTCCTCATCAGAGTCCTCATCAGAGTCATCCTCGTCGGAGCCACCCTCAGAGTCCTCCTCATCAGAGTCATCCTCGTCGGAATCGCCCTCGTAGTCAGAGTCGTCCGCAGAGTCCTCCTCCGGATGTCCGTCCTCGGGGTGCTCGTCCTCAGACTCATCGCCGGGGCCGTCATCAGGGTCGCCGGAGTCGCCGGAGTCAGAGGCGCTAGATTTGCTGCGACGGGTGGGGCCAGAAGAATCACCATCTGCATCGGGCGTGCCGCCAGAGGTGTCCTCGCCTTCGCCTTTTTCGCCCTCCTCCTTCTCCTTCTTTTTCCTTTCCTCTTCCTCGACGCGACGCTTGAGTTCCTCAAGCCGATTGTGCATCGCAACCGCCAACTTGTAGCCGTCCTCCGAAGAATTGACGGTACGAATCCGGTCAATCAAGTCGCTGCCGATTGCCTTAATCATCGGCTCGATAGTGGGCAGGTGCGGCTTAATCAGCGCCTCGCACTCTTTCTGGCCAGACCAGAAGCGCATGAGCGGCACAAGCAGTGTGCCGAAGATTGCTTCCTTGCTGCCTGATGCAACCGCCTTAGCAAGCGGCTCCTTGAGAATGTGCTCCTCGACGAACGACCAGGTCTTGACGAGATTCTCCTTAGAACCACCGTAAGCCTCCTTCATTTTTCGTTCGATGAAGGTGTCCTCGATGACACCGTAGATGCTGCCGACCTTCGAGTGTCTGGCAGTTTCCACAAACTTCGCATTGCTAAACAGAATGTGCGCGCACTCGTGGTCAACGAAGCCTTGAATGGCAATCAGCAGGGCATCCGGCGCGCTGTCCGGAATGTACGGGATGTTTACCCGCTCCGGGACGAAGGTCTTGGGATGATAAGAGACATACGCCTTAGTGCCGACCTGCGTGACTTCGACACCGCGCCCGGAGAGCAATGGCACGATTTTTGCAATTGACTCTCGGAGAATTTCTACTTTTGTGGGCTTCACCAGATACCTCCGTCATGGGTGACTTTGTTTTTCTAGTATAGAAAGAAAGTGCTTGGATTACAGACTCTCCAAGCACTTACCAATCAGATACCGATAAATGACCAACTTTGTTTTTCTTGTTGTTGGCACTGACTTACTCTATGTGGAAGCCAAAGCGATTGCTCAGTCCGCTGTGTCGGATTGAGAGCCTGATTCTGACTGGTGAAGACGGTCAAAAATGAACCTGGTCAACTGGTTGACCTGCCAATCCTGCGACCGCTCTTCAAACTGCTCCAGGCAGTAATCCCATGGCATCAACGAAACCCACTCCAGCTCCGCACGGGTCAGGAGAAAGCGTCGCCTGTAAATCTCCCAGTCGGCTTCGATATCCTGGAACATCCGCTGAGCAAACCTATGCCGCTGAAGGCTCGGCGTGATGTTGATGAATACCTTGATGTGTTTCCAGCCGTACTGGTTGGCGACCCTAGCCAACTGCATCGCGCCGTTTGGCTCCACGATAACGATAGGAACCTGACCGCTCTGGATTGCGGCTTTTACACTGTGAACCGCTACGCCGTACTTATAGCCGCCGTACTCTACCCGCTCGGCCATTTCTACGGACTCAAACTCCTCGTCCGAGACGAAATAGTAATCCACCATGTCCCGCTCGCCTGCGCGAGAGGGTCTGGTAGTGTGACTGACAATCTCCTTGAAGCCGCCCCGCGATTGCAGGGTCCGCATAAGGGTCGTCTTTCCAGAGAGCGACGGACCAGTAAGGCTTACGATTGCATTGATAGGTTTCATCACCACTCCGACTTATCCATTCTGAGGGAAACGAAGCGCGGGTGCCGAAGCGAGCCGGCCTCCGTGACTTCCTGGAACTGAACTTCCGCAAGTTTGTGGCGATAAACTTCTCGATTGCGCCAGATGAGATTTCGGTCCTCGTCGCTGATGCCCGAGCCGACACGAACCGGCACACCCTTGCGGTCCACAATAAGAGCGCCGAGAGTGCCGACAAACTTGCCTTCGCCCTCCTCGAAACCGATGATTTCCAAATCTTCGGAGTCCTCGGCCTTCATCTTGATCCAGGCTGAAGACCGCTTGCCGACATAGCCGCTATTAGGCGCCTTGATGATTGCGCCCTCGAAGCCTTTGTCTCGGAAGGCGCCATAGTAATGGGTGACTTCTTCTTCGGAGGAAGCCACATAGGACGGAGGGAAACTAATGGAGGCCGGACCGTCGTTGAATTTGAGCGCGGACAGGTTAACCGCAGTGACAAGAGCCTGCCGACGCGCCGCATAGTTCTTTTCCGTCCAAGACTGCTTGCCAGCCTTTCTGAAGGCCTCGTACGGCAGCCAGTCAAATACATGGTAGGTCGCATCGTGGAAAACTTCAGACTTGCGACGGGCCTTTTCCATCGTCTCCTTGAAAGACTTGCCCATCACTTCGCCATCAATAACTACGGCGTCGCACCCTTCGTCGGAACACAACTTGTTGGCAATATTTTGCAGCGACTTTTCCAGCGATTCGGGTAGGGAGGTCACAGGTTTGCCGCTTCTGGTGTAGAACTTGACGCCAGACGCATCCACGACCGAGAGCACCCGCATACCGTCGTACTTAGGCTCGATGCGACACGGATATTCGATTTTCCGACTGTCGTACGGCTCGGCGAGCATACAGGAGAACTCAAACAGAAAGCCCGGAATAGCCGTGTTGATGGTGCCTGCGCCCAGGCCCCAGGACAGGTCCTTGTCGAGAATGGCAACAAGAAGTTGTGCCTCGTCGAACAACAGTTCCGAGCACCGCTTGTTGGCCCACTCTGCGCCTTTGCTTCTATTCATCTTGCGACTTGCCAAAAGCCGTAGCGTCTCAAAGTCCTTCGAATTAAGTACCCCGGTAACTTTCTCGGCGATTGAGAGTCGCAGCTCCACGCTGTTCTTGCCAACATTGAAGGCAATCGAGGGGTCCATCGCAAGGGAAACCATTTCGCCAAAGTTTGGCACGGTCTCCACAAACTTCTTAAACAGGTCCACCTTTTCCTTGCGGCTACCCGCTGCGCGGACCTGGTTAACACATTCCGACAAAATCAGATTCATTTTTACCTCACCAAGTTAGTCTGATTATTTATCTTTGGCTTGCTCTGCCATCATCTTATTTACCAAATCTGCATACAGATTTCCTGTGCTGACTTGTGGCTCGACTCTGGCAGGTCGTCTGGTCGGGCGACTGACCGGAGCCGACCTTTCGGGTCGCGGGGCAGTCTCAACAGGCTCGGGCAACCCGGATTCGCGCCTCTTGATTGCCGCAATTGCTAGTCCAGCCCGGTCCCATCCGCGCTGGAAACTTGGACTCAGCACATCAACCGCCGGCTTTGGTCTGCCGCCTGTGGCTGGTGTGGGTTCGCGTGGGGTATAAAAGAGCGCGTGTCCAGCCTGTCGCTCCTCCGAGCGCATCTTTTTGGCAGGGCAACCGCCGCAGTTGAAGGCGCGTATGCAAGCCGCGTCTTTCGATTGGTAGTCGCGCTTCTCAATCCGCTCAATGAGATTGAGGCATACAGCGTAGTGCCGATGCCCACCGTAGACCGAGCAATTCACGGTCAGCGTGTTGTCGCCGCGCTTTGAGTATTCAAGTGGCTTAGTCATTACCATGCACCCCAAGTTGCAGGCCTGGAAGTCGACTCGATAGGCAATTCAATAGGCGACTCAAATGCAGCAGAAAGACCGGCTGCTGAAGTCGGTACTGGAGTAACTGACAGTCCAGACGGGATGACCGGATAACTTATGTTTGTCGCCATAGCATACGCATGGATGCTGGTGACAAACGCCTCGATATCCCCGGATGTCGCAGGAGAGGGCCGAAGGTCCGTACCGAATCGGTACAGCGCGTTTCTGAAGGGCCTCATCTTCGTCTCGTCATTGACCATACCCGACACCCAACTTGAAATTGGAGGTATTTCGGCGTTGAGTAGCAAAGCGTCACCCAGATGCTTGCCGTCGTGAAAGATAAATTTTGGTCTGTTGTCCTGGTACTTGAGCGTGAGTTTGTGGAATCTAGCGGCCAAATGCGTAATGGCGGCAGTGGGCGAGTTCAAAAGCCAAGCCCAACAGGTTTCACCCTTAAAGCCGTATCGCTCCGCGATGAAGATTTTAGCCAGCGACGTGGAACTCAGTACCTCCCATTTGTACCTGGTCGTATGGTTTCCAAAATCGTTTTCGGCGACAAACTCAATTTGAGCGCGTCGGACATGAATTGCCTTCGCCGTCATACACACACCTCCTCAGTCGTTACTTATATCTTACACGCGCCCGTGATTTTTGGGACGGTAGTTGCGCGGTCAAAACATAATGGCCCTGAGGAGAGACTTTGCGCCGGCGGCATCAGATGGATTGACGGCACCAAGAAACTGCTTCCGAACAACCGCGCCAGATACCTCGTTGGGGTCTTTACCCTTTGGAAGAATGGCGATGTTGACCGTCAAACCGATGCCACGGAGCTTATCCGCCGCCTTAATAGCAGACCTAAGTGCGGCTGGCTCCGAGTCCCACATTATGGTGACGGTTCGCAGGTTTGCTGCCTTCAGGGACGCAAAGGCATCTATCTGCGTGTCGCCTTCAAGCCCCACAGATAGGTGCATACCGAAGGTGCCTACCGCAGCGACATTACGAAGTGCCGGATCTTCCTGCAATGCTGCATGAATGGCTATCACATCGAACACGCCTTCGCCCACGACAATGTGGCTGGACTGCCAAGCGTTGTGACCGTTATAGAGATAGCGGCCCGACGCACTCAGCCCAGGCGGGAATAGATACTTCGGCTCCTTCGCCCCGGTAATGTCGCGGCCCTGAAAGGTCTTGAGGTTGCCCTCCAGGTCGAATATCGGAATGATGACCCGACCAGAGTAGTCTTGGCGGTAGACGGCCCCATCAACTTCCATCTTGTGCCCGCCAGTATGGCAGTAACGAAGATTGAAGAACCGGGCCAAGTCGCCCGTGACTCCACGGCTCTCGAGATACTCCAGATTGTTGCCGTCAATGTCTGGCAATTCAATGCTGGTCGGCAACTCGACGCTCCCGCTCCAATCTACTGCCGCAGCCTTCCTCCGCGCCCGCCATCCCATCGCTGACGCGCTCTCTTTTATATGTGCGATGACTTCGCGATGGGCTGCGTCTCCAAGGAGCGCACGGATGAACTTATACTTGTTGAAGGTTCCAAGCTGGCAACCGCCTTTGAAGCAGTTGCCAAGGCCCGTAGATTCGTTGGCGTAGACTTTCCAATTGTTGTCTCCGCAGGACGGGCAGGTTTTGATGTTCAGCTGCCTGCCCGAAGAGCCAGGGCGCGTCCTATACTCGACCCCCATGTGGTCCAAGTAGGACTCCAAGTCCAACGCCTCCAAGATTTCGTTTAACTCCGACACTCGGATTACTCTTTACCAATTACCCTAGCAATGAACTTCGCGCGCTCGAGCGCCTGCTTAACACGAATGGTGATTCCATCTTCCTGGTTTCTCGACGCTGCGAAGTAAAGCCGCGCCTCTTGTCTGGCCTTCTCGTCTTCCGTGGAGTTGATAGAGATAAGAAGGTCGACGATGCGCGCCTTGTTAATGTCCTCGGAAACGTGCTCCATCCTTTGAACAGCCTGCTGGAAACCTTCTCGATTGGTCTGGGTCGCAGATACCAAGGCCAAATTTTCCATCTGAGCGATGGCGCGGACCCCGGTGTATATTTGCTTGGAGTTTTCGATGGATTCTGTCGTCCGATAGTCCGGCGCCATCAGGTCCAAGTAGTCCAGGACGACCATATCGAAGGTCGTGCCTTTCGCCTTGTAATGATGGAGCAGCCGTACCAACGCCTTTGGCGTCAAGGAACCCGTTGGGAACTCGTGAATACGAAGTAAGCCACAGTCTTTTCTTGCCGTTTCTATACGGTCGGCGACCTCTAAGGCGGAAATTCCAAGCGTCGACAGGCTGATTTCGGAGATGTTGGCGTCGAGCCGCTCCGCAACAATCTTGGCGGAAAGTTCCAGCGTGACATACATCACGTTGTGGCCAGCAAAGCAGGCGGCTCGAGCCGAATCAATCAGCGCCATACTCTTGCCGGACTTGGGGCCGCCCATGTAGATGGACAGCTCCTTCCGGCCCCACCCGCCGTGGTAGAGGATGGTGTCCATGATTTCGATGCCGGTGGTGATGCCAGACTTCGAGATTCGGCCAGCCACCAGGTCTTCGCGGTAAAGCTTCCGCTCCTCGATGGTGTCGAAGTAGGAGTAGCCCTGGTCGGTCTCCACCACGCCGACTTCGCTGGCGCGCTTGACCACGCGCTCAACATCGTCGAACTTGCCTTTGTCCACCAGGTCGACGGACTCGAGAATTGCCACCTTCAAGGCCTGGTGCCGAGCGAACTCGGCGACCTTGTCGATTACGAAGTCCCGGTCCGCGATGACCACATCATTCAGCGCAGTCAGGGTGGCCGGGATTTCATGGACTACCCCCTTGCGGAATTTCTTTTTGACAATCCCATCCTTGATGACCTCGGTAATCGCGCCCTTCCCGCGAGGGATGGTGCGATATTTCTGGAAGTACTCCAGAAAGCAGGACGCAATGCCCGCCTCTAGTTCGTTGGAGAACTGCTCCGGCTTAATGAGGCCATCCGTACGGATGTGAAAGTCCACGTCCCTGCACAGCAGGGCCACGATGGTGGTCTGGAAAGCCTCGTCAAACTGGAACTTCTCGAGTTCCTCGGACATGGCTTACTCCAGGATTTCGAGGGTGAACGACTCGATGGCGTGCTTGAAGAAGATGGTCGGGTTTTCCTCGCCATCCCGGAAGAACGACACGGTAAAGCGGTCCGACTGGCTAAGACGACCGACGTGCTCCTCACCGGAGATTGCCACGATTGTGATGCGGACATTCTTGTGCCGCAGCATATCAATCAAGGCGTCATGGCCTTCCTTGCGGTTAACTTCCTTGCGAACCGGCGACCGGCTGGTTCCATAGGCACGAACTCGACCCCGCTCGGGAAGTCCAAGTTGCTGACGAATGGTCACGTTTTCATCACTCATGTTATTCACCCGTTACTTACTGTTTGAGACAAAAATCAATGGCCGGCCAATTTCTTGACGACCGCTTCAACGACATTGCTGTTTGCCAACTCGCGAGGTAAGGCGAGTCGCTTCCAACCTGCACGCTCTGAATAGTCTAGAGCATGGAAGCAAAATTGCTCATAGTCTGCACCGATGGAATCGGCTGCTCGGCGAGCTGCCCACAGGCCGACCCGATTCTGCTCGGTGTCGTCCATAGGGTTGGCCGCCGAAAAGATACGGTGCTTATCAACCAGCCTGAAGTCTTCTCGCTTCCGAAGTGCCCATCTGTAGGCAGCGACATAGGCTTCTGCAAAGAGCATCGTAGCGGCCATAGGATGTAGGCTGCGGTACTTTGCATTCTTAGTCGTATACAGTCTTGCTTCGCCAGCAAGATACTTCTCTGGAATTGAAGTCAGTGACCTAGAGTCTAGCTCCAGGTCGCTGAAGTGTCTACCAAAGTAAGGCCCGTTACTCTTTCCGATAGCATCAACAATCATGGGTTGATTATATCGGGCGGCTTTGTTTTTTCAGTCAGTCTCGTAGACTTCGACAATGCGCTGCGAAATCCCGGAGCGCACAATATCCGCCTTGGTGAAGTTGACAACGCTAACGCCGCCAATCGACCGGGTGCGGTGTACAGCGTCCTCCAAGCCATTCGCATTCGGGATGTCACGCTGCCTGATATCGCCGTTGACCACGACTTTCGAGTGATTGCCAACGCGGGTCAGAAACAACTTCATCTGAACGGAACTGGCATTTTGTGCCTCGTCGAAGAGGACAAAGCAGTTGTCGAAGGTATGCCCACGCATATAGGCCAGCGGTAGCGCCTCGATTGTGCCCCGCTTCACCATGTACTCGACCTGACTTTTGCCAAGTCGGGCCTCGAGAATCGCCTTTACAGGCCGAAAATACGGGTCGAACTTCTCTTCCAGCGAGCCAGGGAGAAAGCCGAGCTCCTCGCCTGCCTCCACAGCTGGGCGCGTAACGATGATTTTTCTGACTTGCCGACTCTTAAGTGCCTCTGCTGCCTCACAGGTCGCAATGTATGTCTTGCCAGTTCCTGCGGGGCCGACACCAAAAGTGACAACTGACGACCGAATCGCCGTCAGATACTCTGACTGGGCGGCAGTTTTTGGCTCTAGCTTGGAGTCGTCTCGCTTTTCTACCTTGTGGTCCGTACCCAGTTCCGCAGCCAAGCTCTCTTTCTTGGTTCGCTTCCTGACTTTGGACATGGGCTTACTTGCCAGGCCAAATTGCGACGTTGTTGCCACCCTCTTCGGTGGTTCGATGATAGAACTTGCCGCCGACAATCGCGAAATTCGTCACCTGAACATACTCCATTGCTGTCGCCTGAGTCTGTGTGTCGGCGTGGGCAATCAGAAACCCATTCGACCACCGTTCGCCTTCGCAGTACTCGGCCATACGCCTATGGCCGGCGCCAAGCTGGTGCCACTCATAGGTTCCATACATCGGGTTGTAGTTTTGCCAAATCTCATGGCTGTGATGGTGTCCATTCCAGCCGGGTACGCCCATCCTCCGAGCGTGCGGGAAGTGGTGGGCTATGAAGCAGCCAAAGTAGGACTTGTAGTTTTTCGCCAACTCTCGGCTGAAGTCAGTCTTGTTGAAGACGGACAAATCCATTTTGGCAACATAGTTGCACTCGTACTTGTCTAGACCCAGAAGCTTCGGAACAGTCCAGCCATGAAGGTCTGATAGAAGTACGCGCATTGCAGGAGTCGCGTCCGCAAGCATTCTAAGAAGACGGGCCTCATGATTTCCCTCGATGATATCCAGCTGGGCATTCGGTGCAGCCTCTCGGAGTGGCTTGAGAATGTGGTCATGCACGAACTGGATCCGGCCAACCACGTCCCAGTCGCGGGGGTCGACCGTGTATTTTCCAAATTCGGGCAGGTCGAACACGTCGCCGTTAAGGCAGATAACGTCGGGCTGAATGCGTCGGGCCGCGTCAATGAAGGTGCGCAACCAGAACGGGTCGCACTCGCGGTCATGCAAGTCGGACCCCACTAGAATCGTCTTATAGCGTCCCTCGCGGGGCCTATCGTACTTACCCTCGTAGCCCATGCGTTCAGCGGACAACGCCCTGTAATGGTCTCTGGATGCGTGTACCGCGATGTTGCGCTCAAGGGCGTGGGCTTGCCGGGAAAGCTTGATGTTGGCTTGCCGCTTGAACTCCTCGAAGGTACCGAAGTACCGATTCCAGGTGGACTCAGAGATGCTTGAGTTTGTCCGGAAGAAGTTTCGGGTGATGACCTTGTCCGGGTGCGCCTCGGCAATCCGACGAAGCTCCGAAAGGCAGTCTTCCGCGCTGTACTCTTCCTGATACTTCTCGGCGCTTTCCGACATCAGCGGCGGGTGGTACTCACCGCGATGAATCAGCTCCGGGACCGACCGCTTGCCCTTGCCGCGAGCCGCCCGAAGGCGGCGTGCTTTGTCAGAAATCTGCTTGCGGGTAAGGCCGAGTGCTTCCGCAAGGTCTGCCGTGAGTGGGTATTTCTGGACGTTGTTATAAGCGGACGCAAAGTCGTTGTCGGAAAGCTTTCCCTTCTGCATACATCCTCATGAAGTTAGCCCAGGTAATGCAACTGCATTACCGCCCGGTCTGCGCTAGTTAGGCGTTCAGAATCATCTTGATGACTGCTGCACCCACCATGGCGACCATGAACAGAACGGCGCCAACTACCCACCCTTTGATGGTTTTGAGCATTGGCATTTCGATTTCGACGGCCTTAATTCGGTGATCGTGGCTGTTGACGGCTTTCACAACCTTGTCGATTTCCTCGCGCGTTGTTGCATGGCGCAACTCGAGCGTCGTAAGCCGCTCTAGGTTCTTCGCCATCGCCTCCAGCGTGTCGTCAATCCGAGACAGCCGGTAATTGATGAGGTCCTTGTCGTCTTGGTTTTCGGATGTCACTTCCGGTTCTCCAGCTGGTCTGCGACTGCTTCTCTGACTTTCACGGCGTCAATCAAGGCATCAAGCTTGGCCTTGCAACTGCGCCCCCACGTTCCCGCCTCTACCAGCGCACGAGCGAGGTCGTATTGGTCAGCATCTGTGAGTGGTGCCGCAGCACGCTCGGGGCATGACTCCAGGTACTCACGGGGCACCGGAGGCATCGAGATGGTGATTGATGGAGTCGCGCAACCCGACAGGAAGGCGACAACCGGCAGAAGAAGGATTCGCATTCTTGGCCTCACTGAGTTGAGCCTGGAGCGTCGCAGCACGCCGCTGCGTTGCGGAAAGTTGAGCCTTAAGTTTGTCCACGCCCGCCGTGTCAACGGTCGTAATGGTGCTTGTGGTGACTTCCTGGGTAGTGGTCTGAACGGCCTCTACCGCCGCGTCACGCTTGGAAGTCTTCCAGGCGTGGTGGCCGTACCCAATGCCGTAGCCGAGGAGAAGGGTCAGCAGAATTGCTGCCCACACTCTGGGGTCCAGGAAAGGCATAACCCTTACCGATGCGGGAGCGGGGTCGTCGTGATGGCGCGCAGGGCAATGTTTGCCGCGCCACCAATGAGCAGAATCGCTGCGGCGGCCTTTGCACCAAAGAGGGTGGTAAGGTGCGCCCCGAACAGCTCGAGGCCCGCCAGAACTGCCAGCAGGACGTTCCAATACATCGTCCGGGAGCGGAGTGCGCCCCGAACCCAGTCCTTAAGGTTCACCATCACTTCGTCGGTCATACTGCTCTCCAAAGAACTCTGGCAAGGGCGTCGCAACACGCCGCACGGTTGGCGTAGATTTGGTCCGCCCAGTAGACGAACTCCGGCTCCACAATGACTGCCGTACACTTAGTTTTAGAAAGGAAGGCCAGCGGACCCTTCGCGGGGTCCGCCTGATACCAGCCAATCTTCGTTCCGCGATTCGGGAAGAAGAACTGAGAGACGCAAGCCTGAATTTCTCCAGCCCAGGCCTGGCCGCTTATAGAGCCAGGGGCAAAGAGCGTTTCCGAGCCTTTGGCAGAGGGCGTAGCGGCGTTGAAGTGGATCTCCACCGCAAGGTCGCCCTTCTTTGCCCTGGCGTTAATCCAGGCAACTTTTCTGCCGAGGTCGCCAGTTGGCACCATCATGGCGTTGGGCATAAGGCGCGCAAGGTGGGTCACCCACTTAACGGCCTCCTGATGCTCAACAAAGCCTTTCCAAGCTGCGCCTGGTGCTGCCGGATGATGACCAGCCGAAAGAAACAGCATTGCGACTCCTACCAATCTGTACTGACTAGTATACCAGCCTTCGTCATTCGTGACTTACTTTCTATGTATAAGGTCGCCCTTATACAGTCAGCAGTCTTCCGCGTCAGCGAACAGCGGCGGACCCTGCGTGGCAGGCACCCATACTTCGCGAACAACAGGCTGCGGAGGTGGCGGCGGCAGCGGCTGGCCATTCTCGTCAAACGTCGGCGGCATCGGTGGCACCACCATGTCGGTGACGCGCTCGACGCGGCCGGGAATCTGCTGCGGCTGCTGCTTGACCCACTCGTAGGCTGCCGCAGTGCCGCCGTGACCGAGGTAGCCTTCGAGCGCCACGAGCGCATCGGATGCCGGTGCCTTGCCGTCGAGCCGTGCCTGCTCATCGAGGTAGCCCGCGATGATGACGGTGCCGGTGCCGGTGGCGAAGTCCTGCTGCACGCGAACGATGCGCCAGTATTCGCAGACGTGGCCCGAAGGAAGGGTTAGCGATTTCTTAAGTGCCATGATTATTCCTCTGTGCTTACGATGGAAACGCGCTGGCTGTTGCTGCCAGTGCCAAATGCGGTCGAGCGTGCCGTGACGGTCGCACGATAGGTGCGGTCGCCCATGCTGCTGTCAGAATCGGTGTACGTGACCGAGCCACTCATGGCTTGCTCCCAATAGCGGTAGTAGATGCCGCCCGGCTGCTGCTCACCGTCCGTGTAGTAACTCCAGTTGCCCGACACATTGAGCGTGGCAACCTCGGTTTCGCTGCCCGCGCCGATTTTCCGATAGAGCCGAACGGTGGCGCTGATGGTGCCGCTTGACGAGCCGCTCGATTGGTTCTGGAACTCCGTCCAAGTGCCGCTGTACGAGTACGACACGGTGACCAACTTCGGGTCGCCATTCGTGCCGAACGGCCCGACGATAATTTGCGCCGAGGTCGAAAGGTCGCTTGTCTCGCCGCGATTCGTGAGCGTGCCCGCCGAAAGCGAGCCGCCAAAGTAGGCAGCGCCGTTCGTTTTGAGGTACGCCGTCGCGTTCGATTCGGTGCAGTTGGCGAGGTTGCTCTGATACGGGCCGAACCACTCGATGAACTGGCTGCTGCTGCCGAACGGCGCGCCGGTAACCTTCATCAGCGAGCCAATCTGTACGATGGTGCGGCCGTTGGTCACATCGGTGCGGTAGGTGTCGGCGGCGTTGCGGATGACACCAGCGGTGAGCGTGCCCACGTTGGCGCTGATGGCATCGAGCGTCGAAACCGCCATCTTCGCGGCAGTGACGGAGCCAGCCGCGATGGCGTTGGCGGTCACCGAGTTGGCGGCCATCTTGTCAGCCGTGATTGCTCCGGCTGCGACCTTCTGCGCGATAACCGAGCCGTCTACGATAAGGTCTGCGCCGGTTTTTTCGACAACCGAAAGCCGCGTGAACCGGGACACGCCTGCGCCGCTGTAGTTGGCGAGAACGCCGATACGAAGAAACGCCGCGCCTGGCGGAATCTTCGCAGTCTCGCCCGGCCCGAAGGCATAGCGGTACTCCGTCCATACCGAAGGGATGAGTTCATTTGCGCGGCCCCAATAATGGAAACTGCCCGCGCTGTACCAGCCGGTCGGATAGTTGCCGCCGATTAGCAGGCTTCCAGCCGCGTCATAGAACGCGATGAGGAAGTACGAACCCGGCGAGCCGCTTACCTGTCGCGCCCAAATCGTGGCAAGGTAATTTTTGGTCGCATCAATCGGAACCATGCGCTCGCTGTAAGTCGTTTGACCCACTGACGACACTTCGAGCGCCTTCCCGGTCGGAGAACTCGTGTCGTTGACGATGGTGATTGTGCTACCGCTTGTCCACGCGGAAAGGTCTTGCGTGTTCGGGTCATCAACAATCGACGCGCCCACCCCGGTGACCAGAAGTTTCCCGGTCGTGACCGCGTTGGCTGCAATCTTGTCGGCAACCACGGCTCCGGCGGCAATCTTTGATGCGATTACAGCGCCGTCAACGATGAGTTCCGCCGACGCGGCGCGAATGACGCGGAGATTGGTGAAGTAGACAGAGCCGCCACCGCCGAAGGTGCTCT